GAAAAGGCCATGGATCACGTACAAGGCGCCGTCCCCCTGGAGCTGGCCGAGGCCAGGCTCGAGCGCAATACCGACATGACCAACTTGCAGCAGGGCGTGATCCAGCCGCAGTAGTGTCGGCGCAGGCACAACAGTAGTACGAGGGAAGGCATGAAAACCCTGACGAAGATGTACAAATCGGTCTATGGAAACCCAGCCCCCATCGAAGTCATGGCTGAGATTCCGTCCTACCCGCACCACGACGAAAACAGTGACAAGATATTCGAGAATACGCATTTTCTCAGCCTCAAAGATGCGTGGAAACGGCACTTGAGAGAACACGAGGCGGGGTTGTCGATTGCTACTTCGAATGTAAAGTACGCCAGAGAAGAATTGCTAAAGATGGAAAAGCAACTTGCTGACGCAGCTATTTATTGGCAAGCGGCGAGAGATGCGGCGAAGGAAGCTGAGTAGTACCGTCTTGATCGGGATTTCGGTACTAGGTTTTTTAGTTTTTCGTTTTTAGTTCCCTTTTTAGTTTTAGTTTTCCCATGGGTAACGCGAAGGCCAATTTCGAGAGATACCTGGCCGGCCAGCCTTTGACGGAGGAGCTGGCCGCGCTGCGCCGCGGGGAGTCCGCGGGACCGGCCGGCCTCGAGGCGCTGCTGGAGGCTTTCGGCCCGCGGCCGGCGCCGACCGGCGACGACGACAAGCCGCTTTCCCGCGAGGAATGCCTGGCGCTCAAGGAAGCGCAGGCCGGCGGGGGGGTTACTACTCTTATGAAACTGCTCCGCAGGAACCTCCATCGCAGGATCGAAGAGGCGAAAATGGATTCCCAGAACAATCCGCTGGGCAGAGCCGCGGAGATTGCTCATGTCTGGGCCTACGTGGCGATTTATCGGCGCATCTGCCTGGAGATTGAGGGTATGACTGCCCAGGCGATCGCATCGCTGGACAGTGACGCCGCGGAACGGGGACACGAATAATGCGGGCATTTTGGTCAGATACGCGCCCCAATGGTCAGCCGGTCGAGCCGGGCACGTTCTGCTTTATCACCGATCTCGAGGACGGCACCCATCCCATTCCCACCTACGGCAAGAGCCAGGATGAAGTGATGCATAAATTGGCGATGCAAAACGCCAACGCCCAGTTGGCGATTGCGCGCCGTTCATCCAGCCCTCACGCAGAGCCCCCATCGCCTGCGCGCCGCATCGGGCCGGATGAAATCATGGTGGCTACGGCCGATCTCGCCAACCCTGCCAAATCCGGCGCGGCCGTGGCCACTCTTTTCGAGAGCGAAACGGGCATCAATCCGCAGCAGATTGTCCTCCAGAACTTTGCGGCCGTGGCCCAGCAGTGGGAAACCGACCACCCTGAATTCTTCCCTCATAACGGCAACCGGCGCCTGGTGGCTCAGGAGGCCGCCACGCAGGCCGGCGGCCTGGCCAGGGTGAGCGCGGATCATCTTACGCAAGCCTTTCATAATCTCAGCGCCCGCGGCGATCTGTTCGAGGCGGCGCAAACCACAAACCACCAACCCTCCCCAGCGTTTCCTGATGAGAGTCAGCGTTCAGCGCCAGCCGAGAGGCCGAGGCCGCGCTTTGCGACGAGCGCGCGTTCTACCGCGTTCCGTCCGCAACCACCCGCGCGATCGCTGAAATATACCGAGGAAGAAATTCGCACCATGCCGCTGTCAAAATCGCGACGGTTGATCGAATTGAACGATCGCGATTACGCGGACGCCTGCGAAGCCTACTTCGGCTCATCCGCCCAAGCTAGCGCTTAGGGCAAAGGAGACGGCTCCCATGCGAACCCAAGTCAGACTCTCGTTGTGGCTTGTGCGCTATGTGTTCCTGCCCGTGCTGCAACTGCTGGCAGCCATCGGCGGCGCCATCGTGGTCACGGGATCCCTGGCGCTGCACATGGCGGCGCAGGCCGCGGCCGCGGCCGCATTGTGCGACGGCCCAAGCCCCGCGGCGCAGACCACCGCGAACATGCCGCAGGCGCGGCTCACGGTGCATTACAACCGCGTGTTCATGCAGTGGCTGTACATGTTCCTGAACAAGCTGTTGCTGGTCACCCACATGGATCTGCCGGAAAAGTCGGGCATGACCTTCCGCAACTTCATGGCGGTTCCCCTGCCCGCGGATCTTACCCAACAGCTTGAGGGCACCATCAATTCGCCCGAATCGATCGCCGTGAATTTCCGCGACATCGTTGTGGGCCAGTGGGCCAACTACAACAACATTTCCGATCTCGCATTTATGACGAGCATCTCCAACGACCTCGAGGAGAACCGCAAGATCATGGCCTACCAGCTGGGTCTGACGGTCGATGACCTGGTGATGTACATGCTCGACTATCTGCGCACCTACGACACCCGCACCACCAATCAGGATGCGCTGACCACGCCCTACAAGATGACCACGGCGATCATCGAACAGATGCCGCAGTCCTTGCTGGGCGCGACCGTTCTGCCGATGAAATCGGGAGCCTACAACGGCTCTATACATCCATTTTTTGTTGGCGATTTAGCACTTGACCAGACCAACAACTCAGTAGTGGACATCTGGAAGAGAACCGATGCCGGCCAGGTGAGACTGGAAGCTCTGACCGACACGGCCGAGGGCCAGCAGCCGGTGCGGATCCTCGAGCTGTTGGGTGCGCGCTGGCGCCAGTCCACCAACCAGACCACCTATGCGAACTGGCAGGGGTCGGCGCTCACGGGCGTATCCACGTACCTGGCGGGCGCGGATGCGATCGTGTTCATCAACTTCCCCAACAAGAGACATACAAAGCTCGATCCGGAGTGGCACAACATCAACCTCTGGGCCGGCGAGTACGTTGCCAAAACGGCATACGACCCCAACGGACTCATCATGGCCGGGACCGGGTACAACGCCATTCTGGGCGTGGGCCTTCCGCCCGATCCGGCCGGCGTGAGCCGCGCGCGTATCGCGGTCGCGGTTCCGCAGACCACCTGATTCTTTGGGAAGGGGGTTTTCCGCCGATTATTATTCCCCCTTCCATTTTTTCCAAACTAAAAAAACTTAGTTTGCGAGGGGATGATGCCCAAGCTGGAAGAAGTACAAGCCAAACTTGCCCAGGTGCAACTCGAGCAGGCCGAGATGCAGCTCGAGCAGACGCGCGAATCCGTGGAGGCCTGGAAGAACCAGAAAGAAGAACTGTCGCGGCGCAACGCGCAACGCCAGAAGCAACTGAAGATGGACATCAACGAGCGCGCCAGCCAGGCCAAAGGCTGCACCCATCGCCAGGGCGGGAGTTTCGGCAATCCCACCGGCGGCAAGGGTCCGAGCGCACTGACCACCGTGATTCTTCCCGACGAGCGGGTATTGATCATGTGTTCGATCTGTCCCATGCGCGTCTTTTCGCCTTTTCCCGGCAATGGCGCCCGCCGGCAGCGCCGCGGCGAGAGCAAGGAGGCGGCCGAGGCGCGCGTGGCCAGATACCAGCAGGAGGTTGCCGAGTTTGAGGCGCTGTCTGCGGAGGCGCGCGACAAGCTGACCGAGGAAGCCGCGCAGCCCATGCATTGCGGCAAGACGTTTCGCTTTCTGGACGGGGACGGGAATCAGGTGCAGATGCCGGCACCGTGCGATTCCTACGCGCAGGGCCTGGACAATCGCAAAGGAATTCGGCTGGGGATCTAGCCGAAACAAGCGGCCCTCGCTGGAACCTTCCAGTGCTGGCGGCCAGCGAGGCCCGGCTGGGAATTGTCCCCCCCATGCCGGGCTTCGTTGTTGTGGGGGCAGCCGACCAAGGTTGATCCCCACCGAATGGAAAGGAGTGTAGCAGAGATGCCGCTCGTAAAAGGAAAGAGCAAAGGAGCAGTCTCGCAGAACATCAAGACGGAGATGGCCGCAGGCAAGCCCAGAAAGCAGGCGATAGCGATCGCCATGAGCAAGGCCGGCAAAGCGAAGAACAAGAAGGGGTAGCGCATGGCGGTCAGTACCAAGACGCTCCAGGCTGTCTATAACGTGATTGCCGCGCAGGGAATTCCAGACCCGCGGGCGCAGGGCGGCGGCTACGGCGACGACCTGGCGCTGGACCTGGCCACGCGCGTCATGGCGGACCTGATCACCGAGCGCTTCAACTGGAAATTCAACCGCGCGGTTGCGTGGCCGGTTTACACCAACAGCTGGCAGCAGGACTATCCGCAGCCGGCGCAGGCCGGCGGCCTGATCGAATGGGGCGAGGATTGCGACATCCTCGATGTCAACAACACCACCATTCCCAAGCCGCTCAATTGGGACGGCAGCATCACCTGGGTTCGCCAGCTCACGCGCACATCGATTGCCCGCTGGCGGCCGACGCGCATTTGCTGGATGTACAACGCGGAAATGAGCTGGGGCACCTGGCCGGGCGCGCTTGTCACGATCTACCCTCTCCTGGGGCCGACCGCGCCGGCCGGGCAGAATCCCTTACTAAACTTTATAGATTCCAATGGCAATTACCTGATCCTCTCGACTTTTGGACGCACAGGCCTGACTGCGCCGGCCGCGGCCGCGGCGGCACCTGAAGGGACCACCGTGCCGGATGGCTCGTGCGTGTGGTCTGTGGTCAGCGGGACGAGCCAGGGATTCCGCGTCGATTTTTTGCCCAACGGCGCGGGCCCCACTTTTCAGCTCACGGCCAGCTATCAGCTGACCCCGCCGATCTTCACCACCTTCCAGCAGCTTTTGACGCCGATCCCCGACAGTTTCGCGCGCCATTTTCAGACCGGCCTGGAGTGGGCCTGCAAGATGGCGTCGACCAACCCCGCGGTCAAAAAGGAAGGGCTGGAGAACTACCCGCTCTGGCTGAAAGCCATGGGCACCATGATTCAGCAGGGCGGCAAGGAACCCAATGCTTATCGCCTGATCCCCGAAACGAGCGTGGTCGAAAGCCGCTGGGGATGGAAGGGTCCGCATACCGCGGACATGCCGGTGTAAGCCATGGCGATGAGTTTTACAGTGCAGGATGGCATCACGTTCACGCGCGCTTATATCAAGCAGCAGTCGCTCTACGTGAACAACCAGCAGCCTGCGCTGGGGGCGGCGCAGATCGTTTTGAACGTGGTATTGGGGCCGCCGTTCTCGTGGCGCGCGAACCGCACCACCACCGTAATCAGCATCTCGACTGCGGGCGGCACCGACTATCAGGTGAACGTGCCTACGTTCGGGCGCCTGGATACGCAATGGCTGGTAGACGGCAACGGGAAGATCCATCAGCTGGGCGGCGAGATCACGCTGCCGAAGATCGGCACCTCGAAACTGCCTACCAAGATTTGCCCGCAGTACGACGACAATGCCGGCAACATCACGTTTCGGTTCGATTCCGTCCCCGACCAGGCCTACAGCGCATATCTGGACTATCAACAGAAGGCGCCGCTTGTGACCGGCGCCGCGCAGCCGCTGGGCACCATCTCGGATGAGAACGCGGACCTGTTTTTCGAGGGCATGCTTACCTGGGCTTCGCTGCTGGTCAACGATGCGCGCTTTCCCATCTTTGAAAGACAGTTCGTGGCGCACTTATTGTCCCGCCAGGATGGATTGAGCGAACAGGCAAAAATCATTTTCATGGGCCAGTGGAACGAGTTTATCCGCACCGCGCAGCGCGCCCAGTCCATAACGCAAGGGGCCGCAAGCGGGCGCATGCAATGATGTTAAGGTGATGTCACGCTAGGAGAACCATGCCGAGTCCGTTAGCCCAAGCCGGCGCGACCGTAGAACCGAGCGAGTACGTGGCCCTGGCGATGGACGAGCAGTTCACGGGCATGTGGACCCAGCGCAGCCCGCTGCGCGATGCGGATGTTCCTTATCTCTATAGAAAGTTTTATTCCGCCTCGCGCTTTGATTCGATGATCGACGGGATCAACCGCGAGATCAGCGCGCGGCTCACCGATATACGCCGGCCAGGCTCGAGCGTCTACAACAGCCAGGTCCTTCCGCCCATCAACCGTTTTTATCCATTCCGCCAATTCGGCGCGAATGGGGAGAATATTCGCGTCATTGCCGACTGCCAAGGCTTCGCCAATCAGCTGCAAAATCCGAACTTCGCCAACGGTTCCGGCGGGTGGAACTATGAGCCTGGATGGTCTTATACCTATGCTGGCCTGCCTGTACCACCTGGGGTGGGGTATTGTGCGATGTTTGTGGGTCCGGGTTCGGGCGCAGTTGTAAATCTTCAGCATATCCCCTGCACCACCGGAACGGTGATTGCCGCCAGTTGCTGGGGGCTGGGGGAACATGGGGCAAGCGGCACGGCAGTGTTGCGCATCAATTTTTACGATGCAAGCAATACTTATCTGGGCAGCAATCAAAGTTCTGCCGTACCGAATAACTACGCCTGGACACAGGTTGGTATCAGCGCCGCCGCGAGTTTTTTTACGAACGCTGCATACGCAACCGTCGATTTTATCGTTGAAAGTTCGACCTCAAGCACAGGGCGTTGGTTCGCCTGGGGATTCACGGGCAGTCCCGCGCCCGGCGCCGGCACGGTGCGCGATGTCACCGGGCCGAACACCAATCAGATTCTCTGGACGAAGGATCCTGCGGCCGGCAAGACCACATTTCTGGGCGTGGGGAACGTTCTCTATGCCGGCGATGGAGTCCAGACGCATCAGATGGTGACGAGCGCGGAGGGCTGGACCGCGAACAAACAGTGGACGCCAGGCGATTACATTATCGATCCCAACGGGAACATCCAGATGTCCATCGGTTCGCAGACCGGGACCATCGCTTCCATCACGGTGCAGAGTAACGTCTGCACGGTATTTCTCGCACCCGGCGCGGGCATCCAGATCGCGCCCGGTGTTCAGCTCACCTTCAGCGGGCTTACCACTCTGCCGGCGCTCAATGGCACAACCCAGACCATCCCCGCCATTGGCGGCAGCCTGCAATTTTTCTTCGCCTTCACTCATGCCAATCTGGCTCTTAGTTCCGAGACGGGGACCGTCACCACCGGGAGCGGAGTCAACAGCAATTCTCCACCGACATGGCAGACGGGGATCGGCGCAATCACTGTGGACGGGGGACAACAGTGGGAATGCCGCGGCGGCGCGGTGCAGAGCATGGGCGGGGCCGGGCCGACGACTGCGCCCACCGTGGTTCAGACAGCCGCCGCTGCGCTTTTTAACAACTGGGCGCCCAATACGTGGTATGCGCCATCTTTCGTGATTTACGGCGCGGGGCAGTTGCAGCTGCTCATCGGCCCGTCCGCACCGATACAAACAGGCTCCAGCGCTCCATCGTGGAGTACCACTCCAGGGGGCATCACCACCGAGACGACAGGCACCGGCTCAAATGCGCAATGGAAATGCATGGGATCGGGAAACTGGGTCGGGGGCGCGACTCATGCCGTGGGCGACTTCGTTGTGGTGAGCTACAACTATGCCACGCCCAGCGGCCCCAGTCCGCTGGTCACATCGCTTTTCAAATGCACTGCGGGAGGAGTCAGCAGCAACATAACGCCGAACTGGACCAACGGTTTGGGGACGATCACGAAGGAACCGACCGGATCGCCGGTAACGTGGGTGAACCAAGGAGATAGCCCGCCGGGCTGGCCGGGATCGAACCAGCTGCTTTCGCTGGATACGACCATTCTGGATTCAAGCGGAAACCTTGAAGCCATTCAGAAAATCGGCAAATCCAGCGCGTCTGCGATTGTCTGGAATACGAATAAAGGCGGGCTCACGGGCGACAACACGGCCACCTGGCTGAACAACGGTCCCTATTCGGCGGGAAACACGACCGCATGGTACTGGGCCTATTCCGGCCTGAACTCGATCACCGGGGAGATCACCAATCCTTCTCCGCTCTCGCAGCCGGTAGTTCTCGCGCCCAACATGCACCCGGTGATTCAGGGGTCGGGGATGCCCAATCCGCCCTACGATTCCATCGTCCTGTGGCGCACCGCGGCCGGCGGCTCGACGCTTTACTACGTCGATCAGTTTCCCAATCCCGGCACCGGGCAAACGTGGATCTATACCGACACCACGCCCGACAGCGCTCTTAATACCGCGATGGCCGCGCCCGGTTCGGCCAACACTTCATCGCTGGCCACGCCCCCACCCTCGACGGCCGTGGCGCCCGAGTACCACTGCGGCCGGATTTTTATGATCGACGGATCCGATGTGATCTACAGCGGAGGACCGGATACGGTTGTAGGCAACGGCAACACTTCTTTCCCGCCGCTGAATTATTTCCAATTGCCCGAGCAGCCGACCCGGCTGAAATCCGTCACCATGCAGAACGGCGGGCTGATCGTGGCCTGCGTGGCGAACACTTACGTGATTCTGGGCGAGGGAACCTCGAACAATCCATTCCTGCCGCCCAAGATGTTCATGGAGGGCGTGGGCATCCTCTCCTATGACTGTTTTTGCATGCGGGGCTCGACCGTCTACGGATTCTCCAACCGATCTAAAGTTTTTAGTTTCGATCCCGGCAACGGGGAGATTGAAATCGGCTTTTCGATCGGGGACCAGTTCAAGCTCGTCACCACGGGCGGGACGACTGCGGCGCTTTATAATCCGGCGAATTCCTATGTCACCTGGCACGAGCAGAACTCGCCCGATACGGGCCTCTATGTGGCCGATGGTACGGTGGGATGGTTCCGCTGGAGCCCGATTGCGCCGCCCGAGTCGGGCTCCCTGTGGAGCCCGCGCGCCGCGATCGTGGGCGGCACCAGCGCGGTGCAATCGGTGGAAGTTTCGCCGGGCACGTTCCAGCTGCTGATGGGGCCGCAAACGAGCGGGCCGATTCTCATGCGCGACGATGCGGTGAGCGGCGACTGGACGGCCGGCGCCTATGCCGGCTATCCATCCTGGGATGTCAAGGGATCCATCGGATTGTGCGAAACCGGCGAAGTGGCCGAAATCGTCCATGTCGCAATCAAGAGTATGGCGGTAGGCGCACGGCCAATTGTAAGCCTGCTGCTCGATGAAATCGCGGCCGGCGTCACGGTCGAAGGACGCACTACCGCGTGGGATACCCTCTCGCTCGATGACGGGCACCACGAGGATCCTCCCAATCTGGAACCTTCGATCACCACCTACAGCGATCGTTACCGGGCGTCATCGACGGCCGAGACGCCCAAGTGTGAACACTTTCAACTGAAAATCGACTATGGCAGCCAGCTGGTGGCCGACGAGCTGCTCAAGTTCGGAATTTTCGGGGCTCACTTCAAAGAACGGAGACAACAGTAATGCCACGGGGACAAAAACGATCCAGCGATGAAATACGGCTGCGAGTGCAATGCACGGCCGACGAGAACCACGGAAAAATACTGTACTTCAAGCCGACCGACAATTTAGCCATGATCGAAGCCTTGCAGGCGCTGATCAGCGGCACATCATCGCTCTACAAATTTCCGCCGGGGCCTGGTTCGCCTATCGGCCGCTGCGCGATCTGCCAGGCAAAGCTGGAATGCCGCATTGAGCGCATTGAACCGCGGGCGCCCGATGTGGGCGAAGCCTTGCGAAAGAGTCTTTCGGAGGAGGAGCAAAATGCCGAGCCTGGAAAGTCGATCCACTGACATATCGGCTACTCATGTGCGCGCGGGGGGCGGGGTGGTGACGCCGGCCAGCCCGCCAAGCGCCCCGGCTATGCCCACGCCGCATCCGCCCTATATCGGGCGCCATCCGAGAATGATCAGTTCCCTGCCTTCGATCTTCTCCACGCCCGATGCGGCGCTGCGCCAGTTTTATGGGCGCAGCACCATTCCCACGGGGAGGGTTGCAATATGAGCGCCAGAGGCACATTCCGATTTTCGGAGTTCACCCTGCGGCCGGCGGGCGCCATCGCCACCGATGCGCTTCTGGCTAAACAGTGGACCGAGGCGGATCCCTGGCACAACACGGTGCAGCCTTCGTTCTGGATCGAGCAGGGCCAGCATTGCGACAGCTACATCCTCTACGACAAAGACGGGCCGGTGTTTTTCTGGAAAGGCGTCCTGATCTCTCCCCGCTCGATGGAGATGCACATTCAGTTTCCGCCCAGGCCGGCCAATGCGCAGGAGCGCAGGCGGCTCCGCGGGCGCGTTGCTCTGGGCCTGATTGTGGGTCTGAAGTGGCTGGAGGGGATCCTCTTTGCAACCGGCGTCAAGGAGATTTATTTCGATTCTTTCAGCGACGATCTCATTGTCTTCTGCGTGAACCGGCTGGATTTCGTTCAGGACGGGCCGTTGCTCAGAAAACGACTCTCAGCCTCACGAGAATCCCAAAAACTTGTGGAAAGGCAAATGTAGCCATGTGCGGTGCAACCGGAGAGCAAAATACGATCCAGGGCGAACAGATGGCCGCCTACCAGCAGGCGCGCGAGATGATGCAGGAAGAGTACGGCCATCAACAGGCGATCTATGGGCCGATGGCCAACCAGCTGGGAAGCATCTTCGCGCTGGGTCCTTCGCAGGAAGGATTTGCGCCCGCCGAGAAAGAGGCATTCGAGACGCAGATCATCGAGGGGACCGGCCAGAACTATGCCAATGCGGCGCGCGCGGTGAACCAGCAGATCGCCGCGCAAGGCGGAATACCGGGGATGCGTTCGGGTGCCGCCGACCAGCTAAAACTTAATACCGCGCTTAGTTCTGCGCAGGAAAAGACGCGCGAGGAATTGGGAGTCACCCAGGCCAACTACGCGCAGGGCCGCGCGAACTGGCAGCAGGCCGGCACCGGCCTCATGGACATCGCCGCGGGCATGAACCCGCTGGGCTACGAGCAGCAGGCGACCGGCGCGGGGAGCGCAGCCTCGACCACGGCCAATCAGATCGCGCAGGAGCAGAACAGTTGGATCAATGCAGCCATTGGCGCCGCAGGAACTATCGGGGGAATGGCTACCGGGGCAGGAATCAACAAGTGGGGGTAAGCAATGCCAGATCCTAATCCGATCCCCGACCCCAACAGCTGGATGGATGCCGGCAAGGCCGCGGCGCCGCCCAGCCCGATGCAGCCGCCGGGCGCGGCCAACGGAGCCGCGCAGCAGGCTCTGGCCAGGGCGCAGGCGCCCAACCAAGCCGCGGCCGCGGGGCTCGAGCCCGCCTCCACGGCAGCCGCGAATCCCTACATCGGCGGCCAGGTTCCGCTGGTGCTGCGTCCTTCGCGCGGCGGATTGCTGGGCGTGATGGACAAGATCGCGGATGCGCTGACCGGAACGACCCGGCCGGAACTCTTTCACGATCAGGACGGCAACGAGTTTGTGTATCACCCCAATCTCTCCCGCGGCCAGCAGTGGGCGCGAATCGGCGCCGGCATGTTCAAAGGCGCGGCCGCAGGTCTGGCCGCGGGCCGCGGCGCCGGCAACATGGGCAAAGCCGCGCTGGCGGGCGTACAAGTCGGGGAGCAGGCCGCCGAACAGGACAAGACACGCGAAGAGGAACTAAACAAACAGGCTCAGACCGACATGCTCGACCGCGCCAACATGACCATGCTGCGCATGAAAACCATGGAGGAGGCCTGGAGGGCCGCGCGGCTTCAGACCACAGCGAACGAGGAAGATGCCAAAGCCGCGCAGGATCACATCGAATTCCTTCACCGAATGGGCGGCGAATTCATGGGAGTCGCGCAGCATCCCGGCGATCTGGCGGGAGTCCTTCATCTCGATCCCAACCTGGCCGAGAATTTCGTGAAGAATCACATCATCGAACCTGTGGCAACCATCGACGCGCAGGGCCACCAGGGCGTGACGTTTATGAAAATGCCCAATGCCGATTGGCGCAAACAGATGGTTCCCTCCGGTACGACTTTTGATTATTTCAATCCCGCGACCCATGAAATCGAGAAACACCAGGGCTCTGACGGGCAGACCGCGGGCGAAATCTCCGATCTGAATGTCGCGGCGGCGGCCGCAAAACAGAAATACCTGAATGACCAGGCGGATCTCAAAAAGAAAGACGCCGAAACGAAAAATCTCCAAAGCGAGACGGAGAAACGCAGCAAGATGCTGCCCGGCGAACTCCAGCAGCAAAAAGCTGAAACCGCCAAAACGTGGGCCGAGGCGCACAAAGCCAATATGGAGGCCGATGCCGCGAGCGACAAGGGCGCTGGCGAGCAAGGCGATACCGAATCCGAGGCCCAGGCCCTCATTGATCACCGTTCCGCAGTGAGCCTGATGAACAAGCGCGCGAAAAACTATAACGCTGTGATGCACCGCGCGGATGAACTCTCCCTGGCCCAGACCGGTCATCCGTATGACCGGGAACAGGGAGAGATTGAGTACCAGAACCGCAAGGGACTTCTCAAGGACTACACCGACGGGCAGGAGGCTAACAGCCTCGAGAGCTTCGATAAGTTTCTGGGCCATGCGCAGGAAGCGTCGGAAGCGATCAATGGGTTGCGCAATAAAGACGCCAGACTGCTGAACATTCCTCTCAACAAACTAGAAACCATGACGGGAGGGGACCGCGCGGCTGACATACAGGCGGCTGTGGTGAAATTCAAGACCCTGCGCAACGAATGGGAAACCTCAATTAAAAACAACCATGCCCTGACGGTCGAGGACATCAAGGAAGGGCAGAAGCTGCTCGATGAAAACGTGAGCTTGGGCGTGGGCCAGGCGGTGATGAAGGCCATGGCGAATACAGCCGCGGTGCGCCTGCGGTCCTCAGACTTCAAATACTCGCGAACCATAGGCAAGCATGTGCCGGATCTGTTGAGTCAGGAGGGTGTGAACGCTTTGCAGCATTTCGGGATCGACCCCAAGGATGTTTATTCCACGCTTCAGAACAAGGCGCCGCAAGCTCCTGTCGGGGCTGTATCCATAGGACGAATGACTGACGGAAAAGAACATTATCTGGATGCTCAAGGAAAGGACATGGGCCTGGCGCCACCGCAATGAATGGTGACAGTCTACAAGTCGTCCCCGGCACGGTGAGGCCGCTTAACGGCGCGGCGTCATCGCCTGCGCCCACGGCTAACCCGTCAGTCGTCCCCGGCACGGTGAGGCCGCTTAACGGGGCGGCGCCCACGCCATCTATGCAGCCAGCGCCCGTTACGCCCATCGCGGGCGGGCAGCCGGCCGCGGCGCCAGAAACTAAAATTAAAGATTTTCATGGGCTGCTGGAGGCGATCGACAGTCAGCCCGACTGGATGCACTGGGTTCCAGGCTTCAGCCTCATGCACCAGGCCGTGGGCGGGATGGGTGAACTGGCAAGGACGGTAGAAGGTGGCCGCCGGCTGATGGGGATGGGATCGATGATGGAGGCCGAGAGGCGATATATGCCCGGCTTTAATCAGGAAGGGCCGCCGGGACCGAACGATGTATTGGGGCAGCTGGCCGCGCACAAGAGCACCAACATTCAGCAGAGCATGGGCGCAACCGGAGAGACCCTGGGGGAATTCGCTTCTGGTGAGGAGTTGCTGGGATTGCTGGGCAGAAGCGCGAAGCTGCTGCCGTTTGCCGAACAATTCAAACTCGCCACCGGCTTGGCGCAGATGCTCGACAAGTACCCTCTGGTGGCCAAGTTGATGAAAATTGGCATCGCTTCCGCCAATCAGGGCACGGTAGCGGCTGGGCAGACCTATTTGAAAACCGGGGATATTGGAGAGGCGGCCAGAACGGGCCTGATTACCGCCGGAACCACGGCCCTTGCTGCCCCGGTTATGGCCGGCGGCGCCGCACTTCTCGGCAAAGGCGTGGAGGCGGGCCAGGAAGCGGCCGCAGCCCGGCAGGCGCAGAAAGCCGGCCGCCAGGTGACAGACGAACAGATTGCCCAGGCCCAGCAAGCCAGACAAACGGCCATTGAACAGAACGCGCAGAACCGGGAGCAGTACATGCAAGCCAGGGCCACCCACGCGGCTACGGTGAAAGCGGGCGAAGCCGCGCACGAGGCCACGGTGGTGGAGCCGGCCAAGGCCGCCCACGCCCAGGAAGTGGAAGCTGGAAAGGCCACTCATGCAGAACAGGTGCGCCAGGCCAAAGCCACTCACGCGGCCACGGTCGAAGCCGGCGAAGCCGCCCACGCCGAAACGGTACGCCAGGCCAGAACCGCATACGGGCAGGAAGTGGCAGCTGGCGAAGCCGCCCACGCCGAAACGGTGCGCCAGGCCAAGGCCACCCATGCGGCCACGGTCGAAGCCGGCCAGGCCGAGCATGCGCAACGGGTAGAACAGGCTACCCAGAGAGCCACGGCCGCGGCCCAGGCCGAAGCAGCAGCGGGGCGCGCCGAAGCTGCTCAGACCTACGGCCGAACCGCGGGTCAGGCGATCGAGCCGCATCTGCGCGCCGTCGAAGAGGCGGGCCAGGGACGGCCTGTCACCATGGCCCAGCCTGGCGGGGCGGCGCCGGTCGTAGTCGGTACGACCCGGCCGCTGACCAGCATCAACACCAATGAAATTTTGAACCGGGTAGGCGATTACACCACGGCGCGCGATGAATTCCGCACCGCACTCAACGATTCGATGGATGCCATCGATTCGGAAACCGGCGGCAAATTCCGCGATCTTAATGCAGAAGTGGCAGCCGCGCAAACGCACATGCATAACGATCCTCTCGATGCGGAGGCGGTGCGGGCTTATAAACAGAAGCTGGGCGAACTGGACGACCTGATTTCCAAAACTAAAAGTGTGCGGCCGGATTATGTGTCTGCGGTGCGTTCCGGCTGGCGCCAATACTACGTGATGGGCGACATCGCCAAGGGATTAGACAAATCGCTGATGGGCGTCCCCGGCGGTAGCGCTGTGAGCCAGGCACAGCGCGGGATCAACGGCAGAGTGGGCACAGCCGAGTTAGGGAAGCTGGTAATCGCTCACGGCCGACCGGCTATCGCGGAAGCCATGGGTGGCGAGGACCGGCTTAGAACAATCGAGTCGGTCTTTGAAAAGATGTCCACCAACAACGGCCGCGCCCAGATGAACAAAGCCATTCTCAACATAGCCAAGTATCTGGAGCCGGTTGCGCCCTACGAGCCGCCGCAATACGTTCCCCCTGCACCGTACCAAAAGCCGGAATTTGTGGCGCCGCCCAAATATAAAGCGCCGGAATTCGTTCCCCCTGCGCCCTATAAAGCGCCGGAATTCAAGGCACCGGAATATCAGCCGCCTGCGCCTCCCGAGCGGCCGGCGCGCGTACCCGTGCCCAATGTGCCCTCGAGGCCGCTGGCCCTCAAACCCGAACCGACGGCCCAGGGCGCGATCGGCAAGGTTCTAAGACATACGGTAGCCACGACCGCAGCCATAGGAGCGTACAGGGCCGGTGGAGGTTTCATCGGCGGGACCATGGCGGCAGCAACCGCGGAAGCGGCCCTGCATTCGGTCCCGGTCATTGCGCGCCGGGTGCAGGACGCCATGCTCTCGAATCCGCAAGTCGCGAAAAACATTCTCTATGCGGTCGAGTACGGCGCCAAGCCGGAAAACTATGGCCCGTTCATCGCTCAGATGGTCAGAAAACTAAACGAACAACCTAAACAGGAGGAAACGAATGCCAACACTTCTCGGTGAGTATTGCATCCGCTGCGGGGCCAAGTGCGTGACCACCCCCAGCGAGGATGGAAAAGACACTGTTTACACATGCCCGCGCGGCGATGGTGTGCAGGCCATCGTGCCCACGAGCAAGACCGATCAGACAGGCAAGGACGATCAGAAGTCCGAACACGATCCGAAGTCCGGTTCGGAAGAGGCAAAAAGTGGCAAAAAGCCTTTTCCTACCGAAGAAGGGGAGCCATCCAGGCACAAGCATTGATGAAATGGCTCCATGCACTGATGGCCGCATGGGGGAGGAGGAAACCGCGGCCGCACCATCATTCAGAAAGGGGACACCTGTGATGTCAGACAAAAAAATAGAGATGCCGGAAATCGTGATCCCGCCGCACCAGAAGTCGAAGCCAAAGGAACACTGGGCGGATCAGGAAATCAAGAAAGCCGCGCGAGAGATCGATGAAGGCAAGTGGGATCCCGAGCCCGATCCCGAGATAGACGATGCCATGCGCAGCCTGCGCATCGCGCTGGGAGCCGGGACCAGCGGCGTGGCCATCGGCCAGCCGGCCACCGAGGAAGAGTTTCGCTCTACGGAAATGCTCAACCTCATTGGCCGGCATCCGCGGGTCATCGAGGCGCTCGAGAAGATGAAACTAGAAGTTTATAGTCCTCCCGATCCTCACGCGGCGCTCGAGCGCAACCTGGCCATGCAGGAACTGGCCGTGGCGTCCACCAGGCCGCAGCGCTGGGACGGCCAGGGGAGGTGGGAGGGCGACGAGAACGAAAAGATGCGCTATGGCCGGATTATGACCCCCATGCAGTTCTATGACCGCCTGGCCAAAGTGGTAGGCAACGGACGAATCAAGCTGGGAGAGCATGTGGTGAAAACCAGCCCCGAGGCCAGGAGCGGGCGCATCGGGCTCTACGTGGATAATCCCAGGTGGACCGGCGGCAGACAGGTCATCGATGACCGGCCCCTCAGGATCCAGCGCCTGCGCAGCGAAGGCGAGGCCCTGCTGCGCACCGCCAAACAGTTGCGCCGGCTGCACATGAATGCCGAGGCCGAGAGAAAAGTGAGGCTGGCCGGCGAGATGGCCGAGGAGGCCATGCAGCTGCAAATGAACCTCTGCGCGGAGGAGCAGCTGAAAGAGCCCGAATTCCTGCGCGTGGGGACGCTCCAGTGGCCGGCCATGACCGAGTGGATGATTATGACCTTCACGCGCTACGGCGCCGTCTATGCGGCCAAGTTTTTAGGCTGGCGAACGGCGCTTTTGACCATGATCCGCGCTAGGGCGATTACCGAGAAGGAAGCGCACAAGGCGTTTCCCGTGCCCAGCGGCCCAGCCGCGGCCTGGTATCTCCAGCAGCTGGCCATGCTGAGAAACGCGGAGGGAACCGTACAGTAATGACCATCAATGACGTACAACGCGCCTACCTGGCCATTTTCGCGGCGCGCGAAGCCGGGCCGGGCGCGTCCGCGGACCAGATGAAGGCGATCGCCATGTGCATCCGCAACCGGGTGCGCCAGGGATGGCACGAGGGCGACTGGATAAAAGTTATAGAAAATGCCGACAAATACCGCGCCAATTTGCATCGGCCGGCCCCGATCGACGCCAGCGACCGCAACTTTCAGACCCTGGCGCGCGACATTGACGACATTTATTTTTCCCGCCGCGACTGGGACAAGGAACCCAGCCACGACCGCATGCCGGGACTGGATGAAGCGATTGGAAACTGCTGCTACTGGGCGTTCGCCAGTCAGCCGCTCACCAGTTGGTTTCTAATTAACATTGCCAACGATCAAAACCATATCCTTAAAACCAACATGGGGCTTATGATGTTTTACACGTAATTTTGCCTAAAACCAGGGGACAAGACTGGATTAGGCCGCAGTGGCCGCAGCGCCGGGCATAACGCTGACTGCTCTTTTGCAGGATCTCGCCGGCAATCCCATCGGATCCGCAGCGAATCCGTGCAAGATTTCGATCGCCCTTTGCGGCTTCGGCCCCATCCTGCCCAAGATCGCCGGCACTTCTATGCTGGCCAAAGTCGGGCCGATCTACCTCGAGAGCGTCAACGGTTCTTTCTCCACTCTCCTGTGGGGCAATGATGCCATCACGCCCAGCGGCACCTATTACACCATCGCGCTGCTCGACGGCCAGGGCAACGTGGTGCAGTCGAACGCCTATGTGCTGACCGGCAGCGGCAGCTTCGATCTGAGCAATCTTGTTCCCAATGTCCCCCCCTACGGATTTCTGCTGAGTGCGCTGCGATACGTGCAATGCAGCGGTTCGCTTATCGGCGGCAATCAGACCTTCACGGCGCCAGGAAAGATCGTGGCGGCGACCTACAACGGGATCATCATGAACGGCACACAATGCACCATCAGCGGAAATATCGTGACCGTAAATTTCAACCCAGAGCTGGGGGACCGCATCGATGCCTTCTGTGTGTATTAGATTTTTTAGTTTTTTGCTTGCCGTAAGTGCTGCGGCTTACGGCCAGGTGAACCCGCACACCCAGATCCGCTGGCCCGCGAGCTGCCGCACCAGCGACGGCAAAATCTATAACTGGGTCACGAATGATTGCGTGGATCTAAACGACATCGACCCCAATACGCAACTGACCTGGCCCACTAGCTGCAATACGCCGGGAGCGGTCTACGATGCCACGGCGGGGGAATGCCCCAACAACATCAACAGCATTAACGTGACGAACCAAGTGAACTATCCGGCCAGTTGCGCTACGACGGGCATGGTCTATGATCCCGCGACCAAGCAATGCACGTATAGCGTGAACCACATCAATCCCGGCACCCAGATGCTGTGGCCTTCCAGTTGCACACCGGGGATGGTCTACAACCCTTCCGGTAATACGTGCGTTGCGATGGGGACCGGCAACAATCCCGGCGGGACAAATTTGCAGATGCAGTACAACAACGGCGGCTTTTTCGGGGGGATGAACGGAGTCACCTACGACAACAATGGCGGCATCGCGGCGACTGGCACTCTTGCAGCGGGCACGATGCTACAAGCGCCGACGATAGCATCCGGCGGCGCGCCGACGCTCGATCTTCGCAATAAGACGTTTGCCGGTGGGCTGAAGGCGGATGGCGCAACTGATAATGCCGCCGTGATGACGGCAGCATGGAATGCGCTTCCTGCTACCGGCGGACGGTTGCTGATCGTGTGCGGAGGCACTCTGGCAACCGCTTGCTATTGGGACAATCCCGCCGCTTTCAACTGGGCCGGTCACACTCCCGTCACCTTTGAGATTCAGGGTATTCTGCGCACCGGAACCACGCTCAATATCCCGCCCAACTCCGGGACGATAAACTTTATCGGCAAAAACGGTAGCGGCCCGATACAGTTTCAAGCCCCCGGAGACATTTCGGAAATCTATGTGCGGCCTCTTACCACGCCAATAAGTGGGACTCTGAATACGGCGATTGCTCCCACCTATTACGGAACCGGAAACCCTACCGCAACCGTTCCGGTAGCTTGTAATTCTTCGACGACCGGCGCAACCTATCAAGACCTCAATCAAGCCAATTCGGTGTTATGGCAGTGCATCTCTACGACGGGAACCATCACTGCCGGGGCCATGAGTACGCTGGTTTTGGCGTCAGCGGCAGGATATGCCAAAGGCGACAGGATTACGGTAGCTGGAGCAGGAACTTCCGGCGGCACTTTGACATCCATCATCAGCGCCATCTCCGGTACTAGCATCACGCTGGGCACCGCCGCCACTACCGCCGTATCCGGTGCGGCAGTCAGCATGGTTGGCAATTATGCCGGGTACTCCATCACGCCCGTCAATGGCTGGATTCAGGGCATATTGCAAACCCTTACGCCTTCGGCTAATGGATACATATACGGCGGCAGCACGAACCTCACTGGAAACGTGGCAGGAACGAATGGAACCGTGCTGGGCGTGGCCGATTATCAGGTATGCGACCTTGCCACGGTAAGCCGCACTACTACGCGGGTCACGGGAACCATGCCCTCGACCACTGGCTCGATTACTTCCGGCCAGAGCACTCTTACCATTCCTGCCGGAATCACCATCTCCAATGGATCGGCGATCACGATCATAGGCGCGGGGGTTTCCACTTCCCCCCTGCGCACCTACGTCCTCAGCGGCGGCGGCACCACCTCCCTGACCATCGCCGGGACGGCGGCGAGTACTGTAACCAACCAGGCGGTCAGCGAAAACTGTCATATCCCGGTGAATATCGGCATCAAGATTGCCGGAGTTACAGACTCTTCGTTCAATGGACAGTGGGGGGGAACTGCGGGGCAATGGCAGATCGTGAATGGCGATTACGTTGCCAACACTCTCGTATGGAGCGTACCCAGCGGCACAACCGCTACCAGTAGCGGCGGAACCATCACCGGGCTGAATGAAGACTCGCCGGAAACTGTTCCGGTTGCGGACAATACCAGCACGACATTTACGGCGCGATTCTATCGGCCTCATGTGTCCACGGCGCAATTTTCCGGGGCGGGAATGGAGTTAAATGCTGGCGGGGCTGGGCAGTTGCTGAAAGACCTTCACATCGTGGCGTCAGGCCCGCAACTGGTGGTTGGCAATAACTCCTACAAATCGGTTCTGGATAATATCGGCCTGTTGGCATCGGGCACTTGCTCCGCGTTTGCCAGCCAGAGTCTGTCTGGATGGGCGATGGATATACAAGGCGCGGCATTTACCTACTTCAAAGATGGTTCCATTGGTTCAAGCTGTTACCCGTGGTCGATCCATCTCTACAATGCGTTCAATACCATCTTCGGAGGAACAGGGCCGTTATATCTGGACAACACATGGATGATTGACGCTATAAAGCTGGATCATGGAGCCACGGGCGCATTTCTCAACAAGGTTGTCTGTGAACAGTGCTCACGGGGCATTGTCACGTATGACGACAGTCTTGGTTACTGGAGCGGCAACCAGCAACAGGTGGAAATAAAGCAGAGCGGTTTTCAGGACAACCCCGCCGGAGTCACACAGTGCGGAGTGGCCAGCCTTTTTCCCGATTCGGTGTCGAGTATCACCGTGCAAGGGAGCGGCATCACTTGCATTAAAAACGACTATGCGGGCGGAACAATCATGAACATTGCTCCGCCCAATGCCGGGGCGCAATACGATCTAAACAATACGACGGGACCGGCGGGGATCATTCAAGCCAAATCTCTGGAAGCAGAACTGCGTGGAGTCGGTGCGTCTATGGCTCCATCGGTTCTGCCGTATGCATCCCAAAACATCAAGACCAACCCCACGACATGGCCGCTGGCTACCTGTACCCTGGCGTCCTCTACGGCAGAAGCGCCAGACGGTACGGCTACCGCAGCATCGCTTAACGGGCCAGTTGGAGGATCGTCCGTCAATGTCGGGCCTCTGATCGGACTCACTCCAGCGGTGGGAGACATGATCCTGTTCGGAGTGTGGACGTACACGCCTACCAAGGGCAAGAACGCGACGGGCACGGGGGCGGGCGCGATGACCATAGAAAACGGCGCCAGTTCCCATTACTTTATCGGCCCGCCCAATGGTTTGGTTAGCATCACCACCGGCAACAACGCCAGCACCAGTCCATACGATTCGCAGTTTGTCGATGATTGGTGGCACGTTGTAGTGGGTGTGGCGGAAGTGTTGCAGTCCGATGGTACGGCAGGACAGCAGATGCGTGTCTATCTGGGGTGCAACAGCGGCGTGACCCTGAATTATTGGGAACCTTTCGTGATATACGTTCCGGCGAGCGCCGGAATTTCTCAAGCGGAAGTGATGCGCTGGCGGCAGCAACTGCTGCATGGTTTCGTGCCCCCAAATGTGGCCGCCAACTATCTCTACACCAGCCTGCCGACTCGCGTTCCCAACTATCAGGGCCAGGTCACGCTGGCCAGCGGCACCGCAACCGTGAACACAGCTTATGTGCGTTCCGACTCGCGCATCTTTTATTCGCACTCCAACTGCGTCAGTTGCGGAGTGCCGTACACGGTAAACATCACTCCCGGCACCAGTTTTCAGGTACAGAGCACGAATGCAGCCGATGGAAGCATCGTGTGGTGGGAGATAAGGTGAGGAACAAAAAGGAACAACTTGAGGAGGAGAATCCATGAAGAAAATTGCGCTTGTAGCAGCGTTGGCCGTGGTTTCGTTCGTGCGGCCGGCGCATAGTGATCCCATCACCGGCAACCTTGCCATCGCCGGGGCAACCACGTACACCAGCACTGGAATGCAGTTTTCCAATCCCTCTGTGACGCTGATCGCGACGGGCAATTTTCTGCCCCTGATCGGGCACACGGAAATGCTGAACAGTTTCAACTTCGGGACCGCCGCAGGGGCCACGCTGTTTGCCACGGTATCACCGGCCCTTTCGATGAATCTCGAGTCGCTCACCGTGATCTCCAACACTGCGAACTTTCTGAATGTTGTCGGCACGGCCATGTTCCTTGAGCCGGGATTCGATCCGACCCTTTACGAATTCACGCTGACCGCGACCAGGCCGGATGGCGTAAGCTCCTACACTTTGACCGCCGTTCCTGAAGCGGCGGTGGTTACGTCGGAACCGTTGACTCTCTTTCTGGTGGGCAGCGGCTTGCTTTGCCTGGCGGGGGTAAAGCTGTATCGCAGGCAGCGGCTCGGGGAGGCCGCGTGACCATCGTCTATGAGACGCAGAAGCGCCGCGACGGCCTGTTCCAGTGGCGGCGGCTGGGGGATGATTGGCAACTCGCCAGAGACTTGGATGAAGCGGTGGCCGCGATCCGCAGGGACGCGGACAACGCGCAGTTCCAGATCCGCTACACGGGGAAGTTTCTTTAAGGAGAAATTCCAAAATGGCCAGGGAACTAAAACTTAATCCCGCCTCCAAAGGCCACGCGCCCGCGGGCGCCCACGGCCGCGCCGCGGTGCATGCGCTGGGAAGAACGAAAACCACGGGAAACTTCAAGAAGATCGAGGCGGCCAGAGGCAAGGGCGCGGCGATCGCGGCCTACCAGAACAAACTCGCCGCCCACAAGCACAACGGCCCGGTGGCGCATGTGGCCGGCGGAATGCACTATGGCGCTCACGCAGGGTTAGACGCGATCACCGCCCAGGAAGGATGCTGCAGTCTTTGCAAGTGATCGCATTTTTGGCACAAACGGAACCTTTTTGGAAGTCGGGATTTTATTTTCTTACGAGCGTGTCCACATGGGTGGGGAATCAGATATGATGTGCCATTGCGAACGGCGTAAGTCTATTAGTTTTATAAAGATTCGCGCTAACTCTAATTCCCTGCTCTGACTGCCGCAGTGTTGTAAAAAATGTAAGGCGAAGTGCAGTTTGTTGCGTATGGGGAAAAATTCTTATGCGCCCGGTCAGCGAAATTTTGGCCCACGCCAGACAAAGCGAAAAATCCATCAAGTGCCCCTATAGCAAGGCGCTGATGCATGACACTTCATGCGTCTGCATGGGGACCGGAACCGTGACAGTCTGCGAGATGTGCGACGGGGCCGGCTGGGACAGGCCGAACAATCAGGCCTGCAAGAGCTGCCGCGGCCATGGAGCCTTGGCTGCACCCAAAGTTATGAGGTAAAGGGAGGAAAAAATCGAGCCCCCGGACCCATGCCGGGATCCAGGGGCTCCAACCCGGCTTAAAAAACGGAGGTAGCACCTACCATGGGGACAACCGTAGTGGTGGGCACTGGTGCCTTTCAAGCCAGCAGTACAGCAAACCGGATCCTGAGAGGATCGCGCGGCGAACACGAGGGCCGCGAAACCATCATTTGCGGCCATTGCGGGCGTGGCCAGTACGACCGGGGACAGAGGAATTGTATAGCTTGTCATATAGCGCTGCTTATAGCACTCGAGCCGTTAACCGGATCAGATGCGCCGTCTGAGAAGTTGGATTGTCATGCCGAGGGCCTGCGGGTATGCCATCGGCTGCGCGATCTGCGCGGCCTGCTGGATGTGACCCAGGCCGAGCTGGCGGCCGCGGCCGGCTCGGTGCGGACCTACATCAACAAGTACGAAAACGGGTGCATCGTTCCCTCGATCCATTCCCTGGCCCGTTTAGCCGGCGCCTTCCATCTCAGCCTGGCGGAACTTCTGGATCAGGTTCTTTCGGTAAAAGATCTGGCTGCGCTCTCGCTGATGCGCGAGGGGGCAATCATTCGCGCACTGCTCGAGAACTGGCAGAGCTTCGATCCGTCGCAGCTGAATACGCTCCTGCATCTGGCCAGGTCGCTGGCCGAAACTGCGCCTTGACGGTGATGTCATTTTAACGTTATGTTGATACCGGAAGGATGAGAGGTATCAGGCATGTACGTCACCGTCGAGACCGAGCGCGAAGCTCGCATTTCCGAGAAGTTCTATCCGCTTGCAACCGTGCTGAACCCCAGGCCAAATCGATCGATCCGCGCCGCCCGCTGGCCACGGGCGACGGTGCGGGTGATCTCCATCACGATCCTCGCAGTGGCCGCGTGGGCTCTAATTGTGCTGGCGAACTAAGCAAAACTAAGAAGCAAGAAAGTTAGGGGACAAACGATGTCGAGAATTTTTCGCATGACCAGATTTTTCGCGCAGGATTTCATGGGGCTGCGCTTCGTGGAATTCGTTCCGAAAGGACGCATGACCGTGCTGACCGGCAAGAACTCGGCCGGCAAAACTTCCATCATCACCGCCATCTGGAGCGTGTTCCTGGGCGCGAAGTATGTTCCGCAAGTGCCCACGCGCCGCGGGGCGACCGATCACGAAATCCGCGTCACCATCGACGGGGAGCAGTCCTTCATCGCCAAGCGCAACCAGCGCAGCCCGCTGCGCATCGAGATGCAGCCCGGCTCCAAGGCCTGGGGCACTCCGCAGGAGATGATGGACTCGATCACCAACAAGTTCATGCTGGACCCGATCGCGTTTGTGAAGCTGGGCCGCGGCGACGGGCCGGGCATCAAGGGGCCGGCGGACGGCAAGAAGGCGCAGGTGGATTATCTGAGCCAGGCCATCACGCTGGCCGTGGATCCGACCAAGCTGGACACGGAGAACGAAGCCGATTTCAGGCGGCGCCGCGAGATCGGCCGCGATGTGGATATGCTCAAAGGCCAGATCGCCGGCATCCCGGTGAACCCCAATCTGCCCGCGGAACGGCCGGAAATCGACGCCATTCAGGCGCGGATCCGCGCCGCCAACGAGCACAACTCCACGGTGGTGGCGCAGCTCGAGCGCCGCCAGCAGCTGGCCCAGGCTCTGGCCGAGGCCGAGAAGAACGAGCAGCGCAACCGCGATCTGATCGGCGTGACCTCCAGCAACGTAGAGGGCCTGGCGGTCGAGATCGAAGCCCTCAATCCGGCCATGAACACGGCAGCCGATATTCGCGTTCAGCTCGAGGAATTGCACGAGAGAAGCGCCCAGCTGGGCAATCGCGGAGAGCGGCTGACGGAAACCATTGCCGAGGCTTGCGGAAAGGCGTTGGGATGCTTCAACGACGCGCAGGAACGCATTCAGCAGGCCAGGCAGGAGATGGAGATCGCGCGCAAGACGCTCACCGCCGCCGAGAAGCAGCGGCGGCCGCTGGCCGAAGCGGTGGCCGAGGCGCGGCTGGCTCTGGAGCAGGCGCCCGTGCCGGTCATGCAGGACATCACGCCCATTGCCGAGGAACTGACCCAGGCGCAAGCCGTCAATCGCGAAATGGACCGCCGCGACCGCGCCCAGGAACTCACCAGGCAGAAAGACGAACTCGAGGCTCAGGTGCGCGCTCTGACGCGCGCCATGGAACTGAGGGACCAGCAGAAGGCAGACGCCATCATCAACGCCAAAATGCCGCTCGAGGGGCTCACCTTCAACATCGATAAGGGCAAAGAGGAAGTGCTTTATCAGGGTGTTCCGCTCACCCAGCTGGGCGAGGCGCAGCAGATCAAGGTTTCAATCGCCATCGGCCTGGCCATGCAGCCGGAACTGCGCCTGGTCTGCATCCCCAACGGGGAAGCGCTGGATGATGACAGCCTGGCCGAACTCGAGGAGATGGCCGAGGAGAAGGATTTTCACGTAATCATCGCCAAGGTGGACTCCAGCGGCACGATGGGCATTTTTCTGGAGGAGGGAGAAGTCAAGCGCGAAAATCCTTCCCCGGCTAAAAAAACTAAAACGAAGGAGGAACTTGCCTAGCGAAACCACACGCCCAAAAGACATTTGTTGAACAGTCGCAAGGCCGCTCACCATCCCGGTAAGCGGCCTTCGATCCAAAGGAAGGGGACAAGAGGGGACAGATGCACAATGGCAGAGACATGGCCGGATCCGATCACCAGCTCGAAACACGTAGCCGAGGCGATCGATTGGGTGAGGCACAGGACCAGGGACAGGGTGCGGCTGATTGTGGCCATCGGACTGAACAGCATAGCGGTGGCCAAGCCGCGGGAAGTGGACGCGGAGGACGCGATTGCGATTCTGAACGACTTGCAGGACGAGATCGCCCAGGCCATAAGGCAGATAAAAAACCAGACACATACCGCGATGCCGTTACCGGAAAGGTAAAGAAGGTTCGCCGCAGCCGCATGGCATATTTGCAGTTTTGCGAGGCGCGCCTGGCCAGGGAGCGCGCTTTGGCGCTGGGAGGCGCTATACGGCGTTTCGGGGAGCGCGGCAGGGAAATCCTCTACTGCAAGGGCTGCGGCGCGCCTGTGGTCAATTCTGGGCCGGGAAGGCTACGCCACGCGCAACGTTCGACCCGCTGTAAGGAGGCTATGGAATTATGACGAGTCAGCATTTCGACCGTGCGCAGCCTGGTTGGCAAATGGTGGCGCCAGGTCTTTATCTGGATTCTGAGCAGCAACTGCACATCTTCGCCCACGAGATTCTGACTGCTAACGGCTATGCCAACACAGCCGCCAACCGAAAAATGGTTGAAGAAGCGATTTCTAAACAGTTTGGAGAGATTTACCCCGAAGTTCCAGTTACGCATACGTCAAAGGAGCAGCCATGAGCTTGGACCGATATCGCATCTTTACCGGCGTGGCCATGGATGAGATCGAGGTATCGAAGGGATACGTGATCAAAACCGGGCCGTTGCTGTCGCATCTGTTCGGGCGCCTGTTCTGCAATGTCGAGGAATGGGCGCGGGCTCACGGCTACCAGGTGGAAAAACTAGAGCCGAAATAAACGAAAGGGCCGGCACTAGGAGCACTAGGCGCCGGCCCTTGCAGGATTCGCCCATGTTGGAAGGATGGAGGATCTGCGGCTTTGATTCTGGCATAGGCCGCCGGCTTGGTTCAACTTCTATAAAACTAAAAAGCCCGAAGCCAGGGCGGCTCGGGCTTTTTAGTTGTCCATACAAGAACTGGGAGCGGGGAATCCAATTCGGTTAAGGTTGGTGTCTAGGCAACGTAACTGAGCGGGTTCGCTCCCGTGGATTCATATTGACACTCCCCCGCGCCGAGATCAAGTCTGGATTTGTCTAGGCAAAGTAAATTTTGAGCGTTGAGTATCCAAATCGGAAACCTCTCGTTCAATCCAAATTTGCCTCGGCCGCGCCCCTGCATGGCATTGCATCCCAGGGGTGGGCGTCCGCGTACAGGATGAGAGCTTGCGGTCCCGGCGCCCAACAAACAGCACAGAGAGTTTGGGCCGTGCAAAGTAGAGGCGCGGATGCGTAGATGGCCGTGTTGCCGCGCGGCGCGCCTTTGAACGGGGATCGGCAAAACGCAAGAGCAAGAGCTAATCCTGCGGAAGACGCAGGTTCCAGGCAACGGTTGGGATATACGCCCTGGTCCGTAATAGAAGTTATTGAAAAAGCTCACCGAACTCAGCGTTTGGCTCTCTGCGCTCACAGGAGAGGTGTGCGATGAAGCATCCGAGGATCACTTGCGAAACGTGCGGACGGCGGCGGTGCGTGGATCGTAAAAGACCATTGCCGAAGCCCGATGGCCGTTGGTTCGTATGTCCTGGCTGCGGAAGAGCCGATGGAAAGCGTGAACCTAGGCACGAGCAGAGGGAAACCTCCCGCTAGTCGCTAACGGTTTCCCTCCGCACCACCCATCCCTCTCGCCCTGATCCGGCAACTACTGTTGTTGGAACGGGGAAATCCCGAACTCGTCCCCGATGTTGATTAACTTGGTTCTATGTTTACTTTGCTGATTCCCTTCTCCGGGGGGATTTTCCCCATCACTCTTCCCCCTTGTAAGGTTGCGGAACGCCGTATTTGGCGCACAAGTCGTTGATCGCTTCGCCCAACAGCTGCGCCATATTCTTGGGAATCTCTTGTTTAGCCCGAACCATTAACAAGGCGCGATGCACCGTGAGTTTGAAGTGTGCCCCGATAAGGCGCGTCTCCGAGGCTTGTTTGGATTTGGGCGCAGGCGTGGATGGTTCCTTTCCCGCGGCGATCTTAACGGCGGCTAGCAATGACGTTTTCTTCACGATTCGCTCCCTTGATTGCTATATTCCTATCGTCCTTGAGAACTATAGAAATATAGGAATATAATTCTTGCACTTCCCTGGCGGCTTTGCTTTCCGGGTCGATCTCCGCGGCCGTCCGCCCCGAATTGCCGGCATCGCCATGGGCGGCGCGGCCGTAGATCACCACCGGACAAAAGGAAAGGCCGTATTGGCCGGCGACAATTTCTTCCGTTTCGAGATGGCGCCGGCCCTGGATTGGGGCGCGATTGACTACCACGATCGCGGCCGGATTGCCGGCCAGAGCCAAAACGTCTTTGAGGTTGGCCAAGGTTTCAATGTCGTAGAGCTGGGGCTGTACGGGCATCAGCACAAGGTCTGCGGCCCTCGCTGCGGCAATGCTGGCGTCGGTGCTTTTGCCGGGCGTGTCGATGATGGCCAGGTCGGCGCCTTCCTTGCTGGCCGCGGCCAGCACGGAAGATAAGCGGGAAACCTGGCAGGAGACGACCGCGGGACTCTCCTGGCGGCGCCGATCACTCCAATTGGCCGCAGTGGTCTGCGGATCTAAGTCAACTACAGCGACGGTACGGCCCTGGCGGCCGGCTTCGACGGCCAGGGCCAGGGCCAGAGTGGTTTTTCCGTTCCCGCCCTTCTGGCCGACTATGGCTATAACATTCATTTCCTATCGTCCTCGATTCCTTGCTTCCTATATTCCTATAGAAATATAAGGCTATAGGAATAAAGTACAAACTAAAAGCCGGCCCCGAGGGACCGGCTTGGTTAACAGAAAGAGCCATTATCGGACGCTATTGCGCGGGCGATTTGAGGGCAAATATCCTGCAGTTATATTCCCGCAAACCTTGGAGATCCGCGCGGTAATCTAAATGTTGACCACATTCAAGGCACACCCATTTGGGGGTAGGCCCCTGGTTTCGTAAAAGCTGGAGACAGCACAGATGTTCACACTGATCAGATTGCTCGTCTCTTTGTTTGCGTAGGTCGGCCAGTAGTTGAGTAAGGCGTTCGTCAATGTTCATCGCGACAGCTCCTTGCAGATGCGCAGCACCAGCATAAGAATTTTTATAGTTTTAGTCATTGGGCGCCCGCCTTTTTCGGTTCCCACTCCCCGAACTGCTCAAACAGGTAATCGATGGCGGGCTGGGCATCCCTCGACCAGAGCCGCTCCACCAGCTCCCACTCGCGCAGCTCGACGGCCTGGGCGGCTTCCTCATCCCAGCCGGAAGTGTCTACCAGGGCTTTGGCCCAGGCATCGGGAAAGATGCGGTCCCCGGTGACGGCAGGGAAGCGGACGCCATTGGGAAAGCGGCCGGCGGGCTTGTGATAGCGCGGCGCCACTTCGTCCAGCCACACGAGCAGCTGAGAGGCGATGTTTTCCTGTTTGTTCGCGTCATACTTGAGCACATATTTTTCGGCGTAGGCAAGCCACAGCAGCGCCTGCAGCTCATCGAAGAAGACCGGCCGCAGCATGGTGTCCGTGGTGCTGTTGATTACGGCCCAGGCGTCCGTACTCCAAGCGTCATTTTTCTCAAACTTGATCAGGCGAAGTCCCATTTTAGTTTTCATCCTCCTCATCGTCGCCTTCCAGAGCGGCGAGGCGCTGTTCGTGATCCACAACGATAATGCGAACGTAACGCCCCAGGCGTTTGATGTGCTGGTCCGTTTTCAATTGCATCTGGGAAACCAGCTCGAGTGTGTGCGTGATCGCATCAACACGTTCCTCTGTTTTCAGTTGCATCTGGGAAACTAGCTCGAGCGTATGCGTAATCGCTTCGAGGCGTTCCTCGATGGTAGGCTTTGGCTCATTGCTTTCTGTCATTTTCAAATGTCCCCTTTTTAACCTTTATGATTGGCTTCGAGCTTATCGACCGAAAGCCGGCCGCGCTTGTTTAACAGCAAGGTGATGGCTTCGCGCAAGAGCTGGGCCACAGTCGTGCTTTCCGTGGCAGCTAAGATTTTTAGTTCCCGCGCGACTGGCGGCAGAAAATGGCCGGCGATGACCACACGGCCCACGCGGCCCGGCTGTTTCGGATTCCCGCTGGCCGTCATGGTGATGGCCGCGGGCGCGGTTTTCTTGGCGGTTTTAGTTGCCATTGTTGTCCCCTTTCATGTATCCCTTTTCAGTATTCGCTGCGAAGCAAGATGGTTGTGCAGGAACGATCGCGCTCAGTGATGATGTAGATTTTTTGGCCATCGGGCAGGATGTACATGCTCAGGATCCGATCGCAATCTTCCGGGTCCGGCTGGATCGCGGCTTCATTCATCGCCTTATCCTCGGCGCCCAGGTCGCCACAGTCGCCGGATTCGTGGCGCTTGAGAAAGATAATCGGGAACGTCTTGTTGTCTTCCAGGGCGCCCAAAGCGCCCTGGGTGGCCAGGCATTGGCCTAATGCAAATCGCGGTGTGCTAGCAAACATGTGTCTCCATCCTTCCGCTTTCGAGGTTAGCGTGTAAAAGTATACTTGTCAACATCGGGAACAAGTTGAGTTGTGGCGGCTCGGGGCGCGGGCGCGGCGGCCGGCGCCGAAGAGTACAACCCCCATGCCGTAGGACACAACTAAGAGGTTATTAGTTTTCACTAGCGGCCCCCTGCGGAACGATCCAGGCGACCAGGCCGGCGGAATCCTCGCGCTCGAGGATCTCAGCTCGGGAAGTGCCCACGATCGCGGCGCCGTCACGGGTAACACCTAAGAACTGGACGCGGCCGGTTACGTTGGCCAGCTCTTGAACGGTTTGAAAGTCGGATTCAGGAACATAGAAGCCCAGACCCATGGCAAGCTGTATGTAGCGGCCGGCCGTGAGCGGACCCAACAGGGAAGGCATCGTAAATGGTGTGAGAGCCATCGGAGTGTTTTCCTTTTGTGGGCCGGATTACGCGCCGGCCGCGCGGTTTTAGTTTTTCTTTAGAACTGCAATTGCTTCATCGATCCTGGCCAACATTAGCTTGGCTACGTGGTCCGTGCGGTTTTCGTACAGCTTGCGGAGGTCTTCCAGCTCCTGCAGGCTCATTTGGTTTACGGGTTTGCCTTTTGTCATTTGTCCCCCTTTCCATGCACCGGACTTTGGACCGGCTGCCAGTGCATTACAGCTGGACGGGAGCGAAGCGCCCAGCTGCCATCTGCAAAACTAAAAACAGGTTTACTTTTCGGATACATTCATAAAAGTTCACCCTTTCCTTTCTGGTAGTTGCTGGGATGTTATTGAACTAATGTCCAACACCAGCAAGAAATATATGCAGCAATGGCGCGACCAGCGAAAAGCTAAAGGTATGTGCTGTAGTTGTTTCAGCAAAGTATCCAGACCAAACAAGCGTCAATGCGAAAGCTGCGCCGAAAAGCGGAGGCAACGAGAACGCGCACGCTATAAAAATGGATTGTGCGGCTGTGGCCGGCCGAGGCAAACGGGAAAAAGTAAATGCATCGAATGCAAGAAACGGCATGCAGAATGGATCAAGAATCCCGTCAACAAAGCGCGATGGCAAGAGAGAGTAAATACCCAAAATGCGGCTCGAAGGATTCGCGTAATCATGCACTATGGGGGAAAATGCGTGTGTTGCGGTGAATCTGGAATGCCATTCTTGACTCTTGATCATAGAGACAATGACGGCAAAATCGACCGCGCCCAGGTGCATAGCGGCTATTGGTGGAGATGGATAATCAAACATGGGTATCCGTCCAATCTGCAAGTGATGTGCTGGAATTGCAATATGGCGAAACAACATTTCGGGAAGGGAACCTGCCCGCACCAGCTAGGACGCTAGCATTAGCTCTGTCTCAAGGCGCATTAGTGCCTCTCGAACATTATTCGATGCTTCCTTTACCAGTCTTGCAAAGTTCGGCTTCGCCGCGGCCGCGGGCGCGTTCTCATTCCAGATCCGCTCGAGCAATGCGGCCGCCTCTGTCGCGATACCATAGCTCGAGAATTCCACCTGTTTCACGCGCGACAGAAACCGATCCTGCAAACGATCGGTCGCGTTACAGGTAAAAACCCATATCGTGTTCGGAAGCGCGGCGGTCCCGTCCAGCTTGGAAAGTAAAAACAGCTGCGCCGCGGGCGTCATTTGATCGGCCTCGTCACAGAGGATCAAATGCATACGCTTGCCCGCCATCGGAACGTATTGGCACGTGCGACAGATGCGCTCGAGATTGGACAAATCGCAATTCTGCGATGGAATGTGATGGACTTCCGCGGGTATCATCTCGGCCAGCGCCGCGGCCATCGTCGTCTTGCCAGTGCCAGACGGGCCAACAAACAGCCAGGCGCTCGGAAAGGGCCGCGCGGCCAGCTTGGAAACTATAGCTTTAGGTTTGGACAAGCCGACAAACGCATCCATGGTTACCGGCCGGTATCGTTCTGTGAGCGATACCGGGAAACTCAAGGCAGACTCAGCGGGCGAAGTTGCGAACAATTCAAACATGGTTTGATCTCCAGTGATTTCTTAAAAGTTTTAGTTCTGAGAATCGGCCGCGGCCGCGATGGACTGGGCAAATTGCTTCGCCCAGTCCATCGATTCGCGCGGAGAATAGCAGAGTCCCTGCTTATGGCTGATATGAATGAATCCATCGGGCGCGTATTCTTCAGTGCGCGTACCACAATTGTCGATATCTTTCCCTTGCGCTAGCTCTGAGAGCCCAAACAAGCAGCGGCGAAAGAATGATGGATGGCCAATGATGAATTGAAAGCGCTGGATATCGATCGCCTGGCCAGCTGCTTTGATCGGAATTAAAAACTTATAGCTATTGCCATCCCGATTGGTATAGGCGCGCACAACGGTCACTTCAACCGAATGGCCCTGCAGCTCGAGCGAATTCACCATGGCAATAATCGCTTCGCCGCGGTTCTTTAAGCGCTCCGCGGATATATCGCCCAATCCCCCAATCTCTACAGCGAACCGCAAGACGCGGCCGACCGGTTTCTGAATCGGTTCGGAGCACTGCCAGTATTCTGGCTCACCACTGCAGAACGAAGAGACATCGAGCACTTCGCCGCAAACGTCATAGTAATAACGCATATCGTCAGACGCGCTTGTCAGTTTTGGCAAAGTTAAATTCTTAATTTCGGGCGCGCTCCATTGGCCAAATTCGGCCGCATTGAGCGCGTCAGAATAACTCATGTTTCCGTTCCAATCGTCCGATTCGCGCTTGATAGAGCGCATCCAATTCACCGTCTGATTGGAGCGCAGGAGCGAAAATAGCTCCTGCAGTCCAATCGTATGAACCGCGTCTGGAGTGAACCGCGGTGTATGCTCTTTTGGTGTTTTCGTCCGGGCCATTTTTAGTCTCCGTTTTTAGTTCCGCTTAAAAAGTTGGCAGGGGATACGATGCGAGAATGGCGCGTACGCTCACGCGGTCATAACCGCGGAACACTACCATTTCTGCAACTTGCTCCACTGGCAGGCCAACCGAAAGCAACTGGGAGCCATCGATGGACGCGCGTTGGGTGGCGGTCACCTTGGGATGAGGGACCTTGCAGAATTCGCGAATGGCGCGCACCCAAGTGACCCATGAATCGGAACGGTCGAATTTTTTCGCTGCCAATTGGCGCTCGAGAGTCTCGTCAGTATCCCATTGGACAAAGCAAAACCTATCGCGAACAGCGCCATCGAGCGCGCGTCTATCGCTAAATTGAACAGTCGCACCCAAGCACGGCGTGTTGTCAGTCGCGATGCATACGAAGTCTGGATGGCGGTTTGTAATGCCGCATGGGAAGGATGCCTTGCCATTGGCTAGCGCGCCATTGAGCGAACCAAGCAAGTTGCCAGACGCAAGCGCCAATTCATCGAGCAGGAAAATTCCGCCTTGCGAGTAAGCCTTATAAAAATCGCTAGCGATATAGTTTCCAGTTGCGTCCATGTATCCCATGAGACGCGATTCGGTCATTTGCGCCTGCAATCCAAGGTAGTAATAGGGAAGCGCAAGCAAGTCTGCAATTTGCTTTGCGGCCGTGCTTTTACCAGAGCCCGCCTCGCCCCAAAGGAATACGTTTTTGCGGAGCGATACCAAGCGAACAACTAGATCGAAGTGCTCGTGCTTTGTACCTTCGACTGTTCCAATTGTCTGGCCATTCTGGATGTAAACGGTTTTTAGTTCTTTGGGCAGATTGGCTAGTGCTTCATCGATGCGGCCAGAAACAAATTCCTCGAGTTCCGCTGTAATCTCGTCGCGCTGAATCGTGAGAAAGGGCTGAATGCTAGCGGCGAGAACTGCAGCCAGCGAATCATTGGCGGTTGATTCGCGGCCGATTGGCGCGCGATTTTTGCAGGCAACATGATACTTGCTTGTATCGCCCCGTCTGTTCCAAGAAATTTCTTGGCCCACTTCTATCGGACTCTGGCAGATGCTGCAGATTCCCGTTTCGTTCGCAATCATTTGGGTTTCGCTCCGTTTGGTTCGTTTGAATCAACCAACGAAACCCACTGTAAAGATTAAAAGTATACTTTGCAACTAGTGAACATGACGAATCGGCCGCAAGTGTAAGAAAAATCAGGCAAAAAAAATTATGCGAACCATCGCAGAATTTGCGCGCGGATCGGTTGCGGATCGGTTGCGGATCGATCGGAAAATGGCCGTCAGAAACTAAAATTATAAAATCCATCGCAGAATTTGCGCCTAATTTGCGCTTCGATTCGCGCCAGATCTAAAAAAACAGCTAAAATATAAAAATGGCAAAGGGGGTGGTGTGGAGGAATCTGCCACTTGACACGAATACATGAAAACTGCTAAATTAAATTTAATTTAGCAGTTTTCATGTATTCGTGTCAAGTGGCAGATTCCTCCACACCACCCCCTTTGCCATTTTTATATTTTAGCTGTTTTTTTAGATCTGGCGCGAATCGAAGCGCAAATTAGGCGCAAATTCTGCGATGGATTTTATAATTTTAGTTTCTGACGGCCATTTTCCGATCGATCCGCAACCGATCCGCAACCGATCCGCGCGCAAATTCTGCGATGGTTCGCATAATTTTTTTTGCCTGATTTTTCTTACACTTGCGGCCGATTCGTCATGTTCACTAGTTGCAAAGTATACTTTTAATCTTTACAGTGGGTTTCGTTGGTTGATTCAAACGAACCAAACGGAGCGAAACCCAAATGATTGCGAACGAAACGGGAATCTGCAGCATCTGCCAGAGTCCGATAGAAGTGGGCCAAGAAATTTCTTGGAACAGACGGGGCGATACAAGCAAGTATCATGTTGCCTGCAAAAATCGCGCGCCAATCGGCCGCGAATCAACCGCCAATGATTCGCTGGCTGCAGTTCTCGCCGCTAGCATTCAGCCCTTTCTCACGATTCAGCGCGACGAGATTACAGCGGAACTCGAGGAATTTGTTTCTGGCCGCATCGATGAAGCACTAGCCAATCTGCCCAAAGAACTAAAAACCGTTTACATCCAGAATGGCCAGACAATTGGAACAGTCGAAGGTACAAAGCACGAGCACTTCGATCTAGTTGTTCGCTTGGTATCGCTCCGCAAAAACGTATTCCTTTGGGGCGAGGCGGGCTCTGGTAAAAGCACGGCCGCAAAGCAAATTGCAGACTTGCTTGCGCTTCCCTATTACTACCTTGGATTGCAGGCGCAAATGACCGAATCGCGTCTCATGGGATACATGGACGCAACTGGAAACTATATCGCTAGCGATTTTTATAAGGCTTACTCGCAAGGCGGAATTTTCCTGCTCGATGAATTGGCGCTTGCGTCTGGCAACTTGCTTGGTTCGCTCAATGGCGCGCTAGCCAATGGCAAGGCATCCTTCCCATGCGGCATTACAAACCGCCATCCAGACTTCGTATGCATCGCGACTGACAACACGCCGTGCTTGGGTGCGACTGTTCAATTTAGCGATAGACGCGCGCTCGATGGCGCTGTTCGCGATAGGTTTTGCTTTGTCCAATGGGATACTGACGAGACTCTCGAGCGCCAATTGGCAGCGAAAAAATTCGACCGTTCCGATTCATGGGTCACTTGGGTGCGCGCCATTCGCGAATTCTGCAAGGTCCCTCATCCCAAGGTGACCGCCACCCAACGCGCGTCCATCGATGGCTCCCAGTTGCTTTCGGTTGGCCTGCCAGTGGAGCAAGTTGCAGAAATGGTAGTGTTCCGCGGTTATGACCGCGTGAGCGTACGCGCCATTCTCGCATCGTATCCCCTGCCAACTTTTTAAGCGGAACTAAAAACGGAGACTAAAAATGGCCCGGACGAAAACACCAAAAGAGCATACACCGCGGTTCACTCCAGACGCGGTTCATACGATTGGACTGCAGGAGCTATTTTCGCTCCTGCGCTCCAATCAGACGGTGAATTGGATGCGCTCTATCAAGCGCGAATCGGACGATTGGAACGGAAACATGAGTTATTCTGACGCGCTCAATGCGGCCGAATTTGGCCAATGGAGCGCGCCCGAAATTAAGAATTTAACTTTGCCAAAACTGACAAGCGCGTCTGACGATATGCGTTATTACTATGACGTTTGCGGCGAAGTGCTCGATGTCTCTTCGTTCTGCAGTGGTGAGCCAGAATACTGGCAGTGCTCCGAACCGATTCAGAAACCGGTCGGCCGCGTCTTGCGGTTCGCTGTAGAGATTGGGGGATTGGGCGATATATCCGCGGAGCGCTTAAAGAACCGCGGCGAAGCGATTATTGCCATGGTGAATTCGCTCGAGCTGCAGGGCCATTCGGTTGAAGTGACCGTTGTGCGCGCCTATACCAATCGGGATGGCAATAGCTATAAGTTTTTAATTCCGATCAAAGCAGCTGGCCAGGCGATCGATATCCAGCGCTTTCAATTCATCATTGGCCATCCATCATTCTTTCGCCGCTGCTTGTTTGGGCTCTCAGAGCTAGCGCAAGGGAAAGATATCGACAATTGTGGTACGCGCACTGAAGAATACGCGCCCGATGGATTCATTCATATCAGCCATAAGCAGGGACTCTGCTATTCTCCGCGCGAATCGATGGACTGGGCGAAGCAATTTGCCCAGTCCATCGCGGCCGCGGCCGATTCTCAGAACTAAAACTTTTAAGAAATCACTGGAGATCAAACCATGTTTGAATTGTTCGCAACTTCGCCCGCTGAGTCTGCCTTGAGTTTCCCGGTATCGCTCACAGAACGATACCGGCCGGTAACCATGGATGCGTTTGTCGGCTTGTCCAAACCTAAAGCTATAGTTTCCAAGCTGGCCGCGCGGCCCTTTCCGAGCGCCTGGCTGTTTGTTGGCCCGTCTGGCACTGGCAAGACGACGATGGCCGCGGCGCTGGCCGAGATGATACCCGCGGAAGTCCATCACATTCCATCGCAGAATTGCGATTTGTCCAATCTCGAGCGCATCTGTCGCACGTGCCAATACGTTCCGATGGCGGGCAAGCGTATGCATTTGATCCTCTGTGACGAGGCCGATCAAATGACGCCCGCGGCGCAGCTGTTTTTACTTTCCAAGCTGGACGGGACCGCCGCGCTTCCGAACACGATATGGGTTTTTACCTGTAACGCGACCGATCGTTTGCAGGATCGGTTTCTGTCGCGCGTGAAACAGGTGGAATTCTCGAGCTATGGTATCGCGACAGAGGCGGCCGCATTGCTCGAGCGGATCTGGAATGAGAACGCGCCCGCGGCCGCGGCGAAGCCGAACTTTGCAAGACTGGTAAAGGAAGCATCGAATAATGTTCGAGAGGCACTAATGCGCCTTGAGACAGAGCTAATGCTAGCGTCCTAGCTGGTGCGGGCAGGTTCCCTTCCCGAAATGTTGTTTCGCCATATTGCAATTCCAGCACATCACTTGCAGATTGGACGGATACCCATGTTTGATTATCCATCTCCACCAATAGCCGCTATGCACCTGGGCGCGGTCGATTTTGCCGTCATTGTCTCTATGATCAAGAGTCAAGAATGGCATTCCAGATTCACCGCAACACACGCATTTTCCCCCATAGTGCATGATTACGCGAATCCTTCGAGCCGCATTTTGGGTATTTACTCTCTCTTGCCATCGCGCTTTGTTGACGGGATTCTTGATCCATTCTGCATGCCGTTTCTTGCATTCGATGCATTTACTTTTTCCCGTTTGCCTCGGCCGGCCACAGCCGCACAATCCATTTTTATAGCGTGCGCGTTCTCGTTGCCTCCGCTTTTCGGCGCAGCTTTCGCATTGACGCTTGTTTGGTCTGGATACTTTGCTGAAACAACTACAGCACATACCTTTAGCTTTTCGCTGGTCGCGCCATTGCTGCATATATTTCTTGCTGGTGTTGGACATTAGTTCAATAACATCCCAGCAACTACCAGAAAGGAAAGGGTGAACTTTTATGAATGTATCCGAAAAGTAAACCTGTTTTTAGTTTTGCAGATGGCAGCTGGGCGCTTCGCTCCCGTCCAGCTGTAATGCACTGGCAGCCGGTCCAAAGTCCGGTGCATGGAAAGGGGGACAAATGACAAAAGGCAAACCCGTAAACCAAATGAGCCTGCAGGAGCTGGAAGACCTCCGCAAGCTGTACGAAAACCGCACGGACCACGTAGCCAAGCTAATGTTGGCCAGGATCGATGAAGCAATTGCAGTTCTAAAGAAAAACTAAAACCGCGCGGCCGGCGCGTAATCCGGCCCACAAAAGGAAAACACTCCGATGGCTCTCACACCATTTACGATGCCTTCCCTGTTGGGTCCGCTCACGGCCGGCCGCTACATACAGCTTGCCATGGGTCTGGGCTTCTATGTTCCTGAATCCGACTTTCAAACCGTTCAAGAGCTGGCCAACGTAACCGGCCGCGTCCAGTTCTTAGGTGTTACCCGTGACGGCGCCGCGATCGTGGGCACTTCCCGAGCTGAGATCCTCGAGCGCGAGGATTCCGCCGGCCTGGTCGCCTGGATCGTTCCGCAGGGGGCCGCTAGTGAAAACTAATAACCTCTTAGTTGTGTCCTACGGCATGGGGGTTGTACTCTTCGGCGCCGGCCGCCGCGCCCGCGCCCCGAGCCGCCACAACTCAACTTGTTCCCGATGTTGACAAGTATACTTTTACACGCTAACCTCGAAAGCGGAAGGATGGAGACACATGTTTGCTAGCACACCGCGATTTGCATTAGGCCAATGCCTGGCCACCCAGGGCGCTTTGGGCGCCCTGGAAGACAACAAGACGTTCCCGATTATCTTTCTCAAGCGCCACGAATCCGGCGACTGTGGCGACCTGGGCGCCGAGGATAAGGCGATGAATGAAGCCGCGATCCAGCCGGACCCGGAAGATTGCGATCGGATCCTGAGCATGTACATCCTGCCCGATGGCCAAAAAATCTACATCATCACTGAGCGCGATCGTTCCTGCACAACCATCTTGCTTCGCAGCGAATACTGAAAAGGGATACATGAAAGGGGACAACAATGGCAACTAAAACCGCCAAGAAAACCGCGCCCGCGGCCATCACCATGACGGCCAGCGGGAATCCGAAACAGCCGGGCCGCGTGGGCCGTGTGGTCATCGCCGGCCATTTTCTGCCGCCAGTCGCGCGGGAACTAAAAATCTTAGCTGCCACGGAAAGCACGACTGTGGCCCAGCTCTTGCGCGAAGCCATCACCTTGCTGTTAAACAAGCGCGGCCGGCTTTCGGTCGATAAGCTCGAAGCCAATCATAAAGGTTAAAAAGGGGACATTTGAAAATGACAGAAAGCAATGAGCCAAAGCCTACCATCGAGGAACGCCTCGAAGCGATTACGCATACGCTCGAGCTAGTTTCCCAGATGCAACTGAAAACAGAGGAACGTGTTGATGCGATCACGCACACACTCGAGCTGGTTTCCCAGATGCAATTGAAAACGGACCAGCACATCAAACGCCTGGGGCGTTACGTTCGCATTATCGTTGTGGATCACGAACAGCGCCTCGCCGCTCTGGAAGGCGACGATGAGGAGGATGAAAACTAAAATGGGACTTCGCCTGATCAAGTTTGAGAAAAATGACGCTTGGAGTACGGACGCCTGGGCCGTAATCAACAGCACCACGGACACCATGCTGCGGCCGGTCTTCTTCGATGAGCTGCAGGCGCTGCTGTGGCTTGCCTACGCCGAAAAATATGTGCTCAAGTATGACGCGAACAAACAGGAAAACATCGCCTCTCAGCTGCTCGTGTGGCTGGACGAAGTGGCGCCGCGCTATCACAAGCCCGCCGGCCGCTTTCCCAATGGCGTCCGCTTCCCTGCCGTCACCGGGGACCGCATCTTTCCCGATGCCTGGGCCAAAGCCCTGGTAGACACTTCCGGCTGGGATGAGGAAGCCGCCCAGGCCGTCGAGCTGCGCGAGTGGGAGCTGGTGGAGCGGCTCTGGTCGAGGGATGCCCAGCCCGCCATCGATTACCTGTTTGAGCAGTTCGGGGAGTGGGAACCGAAAAAGGCGGGCGCCCAATGACTAAAACTATAAAAATTCTTATGCTGGTGCTGCGCATCTGCAAGGAGCTGTCGCGATGAACATTGACGAACGCCTTACTCAACTACTGGCCGACCTACGCAAACAAAGAGACGAGCAATCTGATCAGTGTGAACATCTGTGCTGTCTCCAGCTTTTACGAAACCAGGGGCCTACCCCCAAATGGGTGTGCCTTGAATGTGGTCAACATTTAGATTACCGCGCGGATCTCCAAGGTTTGCGGGAATATAACTGCAGGATATTTGCCCTCAAATCGCCCGCGCAATAGCGTCCGATAATGGCTCTTTCTGTTAACCAAGCCGGTCCCTCGGGGCCGGCTTTTAGTTTGTACTTTATTCCTATAGCCTTATATTTCTATAGGAATATAGGAAGCAAGGAATCGAGGACGATAGGAAATGAATGTTATAGCCATAGTCGGCCAGAAGGGCGGGAACGGAAAAACCACTCTGGCCCTGGCCCTGGCCGTCGAAGCCGGCCGCCAGGGCCGTACCGTCGCTGTAGTTGACTTAGATCCGCAGACCACTGCGGCCAATTGGAGTGATCGGCGCCGCCAGGAGAGTCCCGCGGTCGTCTCCTGCCAGGTTTCCCGCTTATCTTCCGTGCTGGCCGCGGCCAGCAAGGAAGGCGCCGACCTGGCCATCATCGACACGCCCGGCAAAAGCACCGACGCCAGCATTGCCGCAGCGAGGGCCGCAGACCTTGTGCTGATGCCCGTACAGCCCCAGCTCTACGACATTGAAACCTTGGCCAACCTCAAAGACGTTTTGGCTCTGGCCGGCAATCCGGCCGCGATCGTGGTAGTCAATCGCGCCCCAATCCAGGGCCGGCGCCATCTCGAAACGGAAGAAATTGTCGCCGGCCAATACGGCCTTTCCTTTTGTCCGGTGGTGATCTACGGCCGCGCCGCCCATGGCGATGCCGGCAATTCGGGGCGGACGGCCGCGGAGATCGACCCGGAAAGCAAAGCCGCCAGGGAAGTGCAAGAATTATATTCCTATATTTCTATAGTTCTCAAGGACGATAGGAATATAGCAATCAAGGGAGCGAATCGTGAAGAAAACGTCATTGCTAGCCGCCGTTAAGATCGCCGCGGGAAAGGAACCATCCACGCCTGCGCCCAAATCCAAACAAGCCTCGGAGACGCGCCTTATCGGGGCACACTTCAAACTCACGGTGCATCGCGCCTTGTTAATGGTTCGGGCTAAACAAGAGATTCCCAAGAATATGGCGCAGCTGTTGGGCGAAGCGATCAACGACTTGTGCGCCAAATACGGCGTTCCGCAACCTTACAAGGGGGAAGAGTGATGGGGAAAATCCCCCCGGAGAAGGGAATCAGCAAAGTAAACATAGAACCAAGTTAATCAACATCGGGGACGAGTTCGGGATTTCCCCGTTCCAACAACAGTAGTTGCCGGATCAGGGCGAGAGGGATGGGTGGTGCGGAGGGAAACCGTTAGCGACTAGCGGGAGGTTTCCCTCTGCTCGTGCCTAGGTTCACGCTTTCCATCGGCTCTTCCGCAGCCAGGACATACGAACCAACGGCCATCGGGCTTCGGCAATGGTCTTTTACGATCCACGCACCGCCGCCGTCCGCACGTTTCGCAAGTGATCCTCGGATGCTTCATCGCACACCTCTCCTGTGAGCGCAGAGAGCCAAACGCTGAGTTCGGTGAGCTTTTTCAATAACTTCTATTACGGACCAGGGCGTATATCCCAACCGTTGCCTGGAACCTGCGTCTTCCGCAGGATTAGCTCTTGCTCTTGCGTTTTGCCGATCCCCGTTCAAAGGCGCGCCGCGCGGCAACACGGCCATCTACGCATCCGCGCCTCTACTTTGCACGGCCCAAACTCTCTGTGCTGTTTGTTGGGCGCCGGGACCGCAAGCTCTCATCCTGTACGCGGACGCCCACCCCTGGGATGCAATGCCATGCAGGGGCGCGGCCGAGGCAAATTTGGATTGAACGAGAGGTTTCCGATTTGGATACTCAACGCTCAAAATTTACTTTGCCTAGACAAATCCAGACTTGATCTCGGCGCGGGGGAGTGTCAATATGAATCCACGGGAGCGAACCCGCTCAGTTACGTTGCCTAGACACCAACCTTAACCGAATTGGATTCCCCGCTCCCAGTTCTTGTATGGACAACTAAAAAGCCCGAGCCGCCCTGGCTTCGGGCTTTTTAGTTTTATAGAAGTTGAACCAAGCCGGCGGCCTATGCCAGAATCAAAGCCGCAGATCCTCCATCCTTCCAACATGGGCGAATCCTGCAAGGGCCGGCGCCTAGTGCTCCTAGTGCCGGCCCTTTCGTTTATTTCGGCTCTAGTTTTTCCACCTGGTAGCCGTGAGCCCGCGCCCATTCCTCGACATTGCAGAACAGGCGCCCGAACAGATGCGACAGCAACGGCCCGGTTTTGATCACGTATCCCTTCGATACCTCGATCTCATCCATGGCCACGCCGGTAAAGATGCGATATCGGTCCAAGCTCATGGCTGCTCCTTTGACGTATGCGTAACTGGAACTTCGGGGTAAATCTCTCCAAACTGTTTAGAAATCGCTTCTTCAACCATTTTTCGGTTGGCGGCTGTGTTGGCATAGCCGTTAGCAGTCAGAATCTCGTGGGCGAAGATGTGCAGTTGCTGCTCAGAATCCAGATAAAGACCTGGCGCCACCATTTGCCAACCAGGCTGCGCACGGTCGAAATGCTGACTCGTCATAATTCCATAGCCTCCTTACAGCGGGTCGAACGTTGCGCGTGGCGTAGCCTTCCCGGCCCAGAATTGACCACAGGCGCGCCGCAGCCCTTGCAGTAGAGGATTTCCCTGCCGCGCTCCCCGAAACGCCGTATAGCGCCTCCCAGCGCCAAAGCGCGCTCCCTGGCCAGGCGCGCCTCGCAAAACTGCAAATATGCCATGCGGCTGCGGCGAACCTTCTTTACCTTTCCGGTAACGGCATCGCGGTATGTGTCTGGTTTTTTATCTGCCTTATGGCCTGGGCGATCTCGTCCTGCAAGTCGTTCAGAATCGCAATCGCGTCCTCCGCGTCCACTTCCCGCGGCTTGGCCACCGCTATGCTGTTCAGTCCGATGGCCACAATCAGCCGCACCCTGTCCCTGGTCCTGTGCCTCACCCAATCGATCGCCTCGGCTACGTGTTTCGAGCTGGTGATCGGATCCGGCCATGTCTCTGCCATTGTGCATCTGTCCCCTCTTGTCCCCTTCCTTTGGATCGAAGGCCGCTTACCGGGATGGTGAGCGGCCTTGCGACTGTTCAACAAATGTCTTTTGGGCGTGTGGTTTCGCTAGGCAAGTTCCTCCTTCGTTTTAGTTTTTTTAGCCGGGGAAGGATTTTCGCGCTTGACTTCTCCCTCCTCCAGAAAAATGCCCATCGTGCCGCTGGAGTCCACCTTGGCGATGATTACGTGAAAATCCTTCTCCTCGGCCATCTCCTCGAGTTCGGCCAGGCTGTCATCATCCAGCGCTTCCCCGTTGGGGATGCAGACCAGGCGCAGTTCCGGCTGCATGGCCAGGCCGATGGCGATTGAAACCTTGATCTGCTGCGCCTCGCCCAGCTGGGTGAGCGGAACACCCTGATAAAGCACTTCCTCTTTGCCCTTATCGATGTTGAAGGTGAGCCCCTCGAGCGGCATTTTGGCGTTGATGATGGCGTCTGCCTTCTGCTGGTCCCTCAGTTCCATGGCGCGCGTCAGAGCGCGCACCTGAGCCTCGAGTTCGTCTTTCTGCCTGGTGAGTTCCTGGGCGCGGTCGCGGCGGTCCATTTCGCGATTGACGGCTTGCGCCTGGGTCAGTTCCTCGGCAATGGGCGTGATGTCCTGCATGACCGGCACGGGCGCCTGCTCCAGAGCCAGCCGCGCCTCGGCCACCGCTTCGGCCAGCGGCCGCCGCTGCTTCTCGGCGGCGGTGAGCGTCTTGCGCGCGATCTCCATCTCCTGCCTGGCCTGCTGAATGCGTTCCTGCGCGTCGTTGAAGCATCCCAACGCCTTTCCGCAAGCCTCGGCAATGGTTTCCGTCAGCCGCTCTCCGCGATTGCCCAGCTGGGCGCTTCTCTCGTGCAATTCCTCGAGCTGAACGCGAATATCGGCTGCCGTGTTCATGGCCGGATTGAGGGCTTCGATCTCGACCGCCAGGCCCTCTACGTTGCTGGAGGTCACGCCGATCAGATCGCGGTTGCGCTGCTCGTTCTTCTCGGCCTCGGCCAGAGCCTGGGCCAGCTGCTGGCGGCGCTCGAGCTGCGCCACCACCGTGGAGTTGTGCTCGTTGGCGGCGCGGATCCGCGCCTGAATGGCGTCGATTTCCGGCCGTTCCGCGGGCAGATTGGGGTTCACCGGGATGCCGGCGATCTGGCCTTTGAGCATATCCACATCGCGGCCGATCTCGCGGCGCCGCCTGAAATCGGCTTCGTTCTCCGTGTCCAGCTTGGTCGGATCCACGGCCAGCGTGATGGCCTGGCTCAGATAATCCACCTGCGCCTTCTTGCCGTCCGCCGGCCCCTTGATGCCCGGCCCGTCGCCGCGGCCCAGCTTCACAAACGCGATCGGGTCCAGCATGAACTTGTTGGTGATCGAGTCCATCATCTCCTGCGGAGTGCCCCAGGCCTTGGAGCCGGGCTGCATCTCGATGCGCAGCGGGCTGCGCTGGTTGCGCTTGGCGATGAAGGACTGCTCCCCGTCGATGGTGACGCGGATTTCGTGATCGGTCGCCCCGCGGCGCGTGGGCACTTGCGGAACATACTTCGCGCCCAGGAACACGCTCCAGATGGCGGTGATGATGGAAGTTTTGCCGGCCGAGTTCTTGCCGGTCAGCACGGTCATGCGTCCTTTCGGAACGAATTCCACGAAGCGCAGCCCCATGAAATCCTGCGCGAAAAATCTGGTCATGCGAAAAATTCTCGACATCGTTTGTCCCCTAACTTTCTTGCTTCTTAGTTTTGCTTAGTTCGCCAGCACAATTAGAGCCCACGCGGCCACTGCGAGGATCGTGATGGAGATCACCCGCACCGTCGCCCGTGGCCAGCGGGCGGCGCGGATCGATCGATTTGGCCTGGGGTTCAGCACGGTTGCAAGCGGATAGAACTTCTCGGAAATGCGAGCTTCGCGCTCGGTCTCGACGGTGACGTACATGCCTGATACCTCTCATCCTTCCGGTATCAACATAACGTTAAAATGACATCACCGTCAAGGCGCAGTTTCGGCCAGCGACCTGGCCAGATGCAGGAGCGTATTCAGCTGCGACGGATCGAAGCTCTGCCAGTTCTCGAGCAGTGCGCGAATGATTGCCCCCTCGCGCATCAGCGAGAGCGCAGCCAGATCTTTTACCGAAAGAACCTGATCCAGAAGTTCCGCCAGGCTGAGATGGAAGGCGCCGGCTAAACGGGCCAGGGAATGGATCGAGGGAACGATGCACCCGTTTTCGTACTTGTTGATGTAGGTCCGCACCGAGCCGGCCGCGGCCGCCAGCTCGGCCTGGGTCACATCCAGCAGGCCGCGCAGATCGCGCAGCCGATGGCATACCCGCAGGCCCTCGGCATGACAATCCAACTTCTCAGACGGCGCATCTGATCCGGTTAACGGCTCGAGTGCTATAAGCAGCGCTATATGACAAGCTATACAATTCCTCTGTCCCCGGTCGTACTGGCCACGCCCGCAATGGCCGCAAATGATGGTTTCGCGGCCCTCGTGTTCGCCGCGCGATCCTCTCAGGATCCGGTTTGCTGTACTGCTGGCTTGAAAGGCACCAGTGCCCACCACTACGGTTGTCCCCATGGTAGGTGCTACCTCCGTTTTTTAAGCCGGGTTGGAGCCCCTGGATCCCGGCATGGGTCCGGGGGCTCGATTTTTTCCTCCCTTTACCTCATAACTTTGGGTGCAGCCAAGGCTCCATGGCCGCGGCAGCTCTTGCAGGCCTGATTGTTCGGCCTGTCCCAGCCGGCCCCGTCGCACATCTCGCAGACTGTCACGGTTCCGGTCCCCATGCAGACGCATGAAGTGTCATGCATCAGCGCCTTGCTATAGGGGCACTTGATGGATTTTTCGCTTTGTCTGGCGTGGGCCAAAATTTCGCTGACCGGGCGCATAAGAATTTTTCCCCATACGCAACAAACTGCACTTCGCCTTACATTTTTTACAACACTGCGGCAGTCAGAGCAGGGAATTAGAGTTAGCGCGAATCTTTATAAAACTAATAGACTTACGCCGTTCGCAATGGCACATCATATCTGATTCCCCACCCATGTGGACACGCTCGTAAGAAAATAAAATCCCGACTTCCAAAAAGGTTCCGTTTGTGCCAAAAATGCGATCACTTGCAAAGACTGCAGCATCCTTCCTGGGCGGTGATCGCGTCTAACCCTGCGTGAGCGCCATAGTGCATTCCGCCGGCCACATGCGCCACCGGGCCGTTGTGCTTGTGGGCGGCGAGTTTGTTCTGGTAGGCCGCGATCGCCGCGCCCTTGCCTCTGGCCGCCTCGATCTTCTTGAAGTTTCCCGTGGTTTTCGTTCTTCCCAGCGCATGCACCGCGGCGCGGCCGTGGGCGCCCGCGGGCGCGTGGCCTTTGGAGGCGGGATTAAGTTTTAGTTCCCTGGCCATTTTGGAATTTCTCCTTAAAGAAACTTCCCCGTGTAGCGGATCTGGAACTGCGCGTTGTCCGCGTCCCTGCGGATCGCGGCCACCGCTTCATCCAAGTCTCTGGCGAGTTGCCAATCATCCCCCAGCCGCCGCCACTGGAACAGGCCGTCGCGGCGCTTCTGCGTCTCATAGACGATGGTCACGCGGCCTCCCCGAGCCGCTGCCTGCGATACAGCTTTACCCCCGCCAGGCAAAGCAAGCCGCTGCCCACCAGAAAGAGAGTCAACGGTTCCGACGTAACCACCGCCGCTTCAGGAACGGCGGTCAAAGTGTAGGAGCTTACGCCATCCGGCCTGGTCGCGGTCAGCGTGAATTCGTAAAGGGTCGGATCGAATCCCGGCTCAAGGAACATGGCCGTGCCGACAACATTCAGAAAGTTCGCAGTGTTGGAGATCACGGTGAGCGACTCGAGATTCATCGAAAGGGCCGGTGATACCGTGGCAAACAGCGTGGCCCCTGCGGCGGTCCCGAAGTTGAAACTGTTCAGCATTTCCGTGTGCCCGATCAGGGGCAGAAAATTGCCCGTCGCGATCAGCGTCACAGAGGGATTGGAAAACTGCATTCCAGTGCTGGTGTACGTGGTTGCCCCGGCGATGGCAAGGTTGCCGGTGATGGGATCACTATGCGCCGGCCGCACGAACGAAACCACGGCCAACGCTGCTACAAGCGCAATTTTCTTCATGGATTCTCCTCCTCAAGTTGTTCCTTTTTGTTCCTCACCTTATCTCCCACCACACGATGCTTCCATCGGCTGCATTCGTGCTCTGTACCTGAAAACTGGTGCCGGGAGTGATGTTTACCGTGTACGGCACTCCGCAACTGACGCAGTTGGAGTGCGAATAAAAGATGCGCGAGTCGGAACGCACATAAGCTGTGTTCACGGTTGCGGTGCCGCTGGCCAGCGTGACCTGGCCCTGATAGTTGGGAACGCGAGTCGGCAGGCTGGTGTAGAGATAGTTGGCGGCCACATTTGGGGGCACGAAACCATGCAGCAGTTGCTGCCGCCAGCGCATCACTTCCGCTTGAGAAATTCCGGCGCTCGCCGGAACGTATATCACGAAAGGTTCCCAATAATTCAGGGTCACGCCGCTGTTGCACCCCAGATAGACACGCATCTGCTGTCCTGCCGTACCATCGGACTGCAACACTTCCGCCACACCCACTACAACGTGCCACCAATCATCGACAAACTGCGAATCGTATGGACTGGTGCTGGCGTTGTTGCCGGTGGTGATGCTAACCAAACCATTGGGCGGGCCGATAAAGTAATGGGAACTGGCGCCGTTTTCTATGGTCATCGCGCCCGCCCCCGTGCCCGTCGCGTTCTTGCCCTTGGTAGGCGTGTACGTCCACACTCCGAACAGGATCATGTCTCCCACCGCTGGAGTGAGTCCGATCAGAGGCCCGACATTGACGGACGATCCTCCAACTGGCCCGTTAAGCGATGCTGCGGTAGCCGTACCGTCTGGCGCTTCTGCCGTAGAGGACGCCAGGGTACAGGTAGCCAGCGGCCATGTCGTGGGGTTGGTCTTGATGTTTTGGGATGCATACGGCAGAACCGATGGAGCCATAGACGCACCGACTCCACGCAGTTCTGCTTCCAGAGATTTGGCTTGAATGATCCCCGCCGGTCCCGTCGTATTGTTTAGATCGTATTGCGCCCCGGCATTGGGCGGAGCAATGTTCATGATTGTTCCGCCCGCATAGTCGTTTTTAATGCAAGTGATGCCGCTCCCTTGCACGGTGATACTCGACACCGAATCGGGAAAAAGGCTGGCCACTCCGCACTGTGTGACTCCGGCGGGGTTGTCCTGAAAACCGCTCTGCTTTATTTCCACCTGTTGCTGGTTGCCGCTCCAGTAACCAAGACTGTCGTCATACGTGACAATGCCCCGTGAGCACTGTTCACAGACAACCTTGTTGAGAAATGCGCCCGTGGCTCCATGATCCAGCTTTATAGCGTCAATCATCCATGTGTTGTCCAGATATAACGGCCCTGTTCCTCCGAAGATGGTATTGAACGCATTGTAGAGATGGATCGACCACGGGTAACAGCTTGAACCAATGGAACCATCTTTGAAGTAGGTAAATGCCGCGCCTTGTATATCCATCGCCCATCCAGACAGACTCTGGCTGGCAAACGCGGAGCAAGTGCCCGATGCCAACAGGCCGATATTATCCAGAACCGATTTGTAGGAGTTATTGCCAACCACCAGTTGCGGGCCTGACGCCACGATGTGAAGGTCTTTCAGCAACTGCCCAGCCCCGCCAGCATTTAACTCCATTCCCGCCCCGGAAAATTGCGCCGTGGACACATGAGGCCGATAGAATCGCGCCGTAAATGTCGTGCTGGTATTGTCCGCAACCGGAACAGTTTCCGGCGAGTCTTCATTCAGCCCGGTGATGGTTCCGCCGCTACTGGTAGCGGTTGTGCCGCTGGGTACGCTCCATACGAGAGTGTTGGCAACGTAATCGCCATTCACGATCTGCCATTGCCCCGCAGTTCCCCCCCACTGTCCATTGAACGAAGAGTCTGTAACTCCGGCAATCTTGATGCCGATATTCACCGGGATATGACAGTTTTCGCTGACCGCCTGGTTGGTTACAGTACTCGCCGCCGTCCCGGCGATGGTCAGGGAGGTGGTGCCGCCGCCGCTGAGGACGTAGGTGCGCAGGGGGGAAGTGGAAACCCCCGCGCCTATGATCGTGATCGCCGATCCATTGGAGATGGTGATTCCGGCAGGAATGGTAAGAGTGCTCTGGCCGGAAGTAATCGAGCCAGTGGTCGAGGGCATGGTTCCCGTGACCCGCGTAGTAGTGCGGCTTACCGTGGCAAGGTCGCATACCTGATAATCGGCCACGCCCAGCACGGTTCCATTCGTTCCTGCCACGTTTCCAGTGAGGTTCGTGCTGCCGCCGTATATGTATCCATTAGCCGAAGGCGTAAGGGTTTGCAATATGCCCTGAATCCAGCCATTGACGGGCGTGATGGAGTACCCGGCATAATTGCCAACCATGCTGACTGCCGCACCGGATACGGCGGTAGTGGCGGCGGTGCCCAGCGTGATGCTAGTACCGGAGATGGCGCTGATGATGGATGTCAAAGTGCCGCCGGAAGTTCCTGCTCCAGCTACCGTAATCCTGTCGCCTTTGGCATATCCTGCCGCTGACGCCAAAACCAGCGTACTCATGGCCCCGGCAGTGATGGTTCCCGTCGTAGAGATGCACTGCCATAACACCGAATTGGCTTGATTGAGGTCTTGATAGGTTGCGCCGGTCGTCGAAGAATTACAAGCTACCGGAACGGTTGCGGTAGGGTTTCCGGTTCCGTAATAGGTGGGAGCAATCGCCGTATTCAGAGTCCCACTTATTGGCGTGGTAAGAGGCCGCACATAGATTTCCGAAATGTCTCCGGGGGCTTGAAACTGTATCGGGCCGCTACCGTTTTTGCCGATAAAGTTTATCGTCCCGGAGTTGGGCGGGATATTGAGCGTGGTTCCGGTGCGCAGAATACCCTGAATCTCAAAGGTGACGGGAGTGTGACCGGCCCAGTTGAAAGCGGCGGGATTGTCCCAATAGCAAGCGGTTGCCAGAGTGCCTCCGCACACGATCAGCAACCGTCCGCCGGTAGCAGGAAGCGCATTCCATGCTGCCGTCATCACGGCGGCATTATCAGTTGCGCCATCCGCCTTCAGCCCACCGGCAAACGTCTTATTGCGAAGATCGAGCGTCGGCGCGCCGCCGGATGCTATCGTCGGCGCTTGTAGCATCGTGCCCGCTGCAAGAGTGCCAGTCGCCGCGATGCCGCCATTGTTGTCGTAGGTGACTCCGTTCATCCCCCCGAAAAAGCCGCCGTTGTTGTACTGCATCTGCAAATTTGTCCCGCCGGGATTGTTGCCGGTCCCCATCGCAACGCACGTATTACCGGAAGGGTTGTAGACCATCCCCGGTGTGCAACTGGAAGGCCACAGCATCTGGGTGCCGGGATTGATGTGGTTCACGCTATACGTGCATTGCTTGGTCGCGGGATCATAGACCATGCCCGTCGTAGCGCAACTGGCCGGATAGTTCACTTGGTTCGTCACGTTAATGCTGTTGATGTTGTTGGGGCATTCCCCCGCCGTGGCATCGTAGACCGCTCCCGGCGTATTGCAGCTAGTGGGCCAGGTCAGTTGCGTATTGGGGTCGATGTCGTTTAGATCCACGCAATCATTCGTGACCCAGTTATAGATTTTGCCGTCGCTGGTGCGGCAGCTCGCGGGCCAGCGGATCTGGGTGTGCGGGTTCACCTGGCCGTAAGCCGCAGCACTTACGGCAAGCAAAAAACTAAAAAATCTAATACACACAGAAGGCATCGATGCGGTCCCCCAGCTCTGGGTTGAAATTTACGGTCACGATATTTCCGCTGATGGTGCATTGTGTGCCGTTCATGATGATCCCGTTGTAGGTCGCCGCCACGATCTTTCCTGGCGCCGTGAAGGTCTGATTGCCGCCGATAAGCGAACCGCTGCATTGCACGTATCGCAGCGCACTCAGCAGAAATCCGTAGGGGGGGACATTGGGAACAAGATTGCTCAGATCGAAGCTGCCGCTGCCGGTCAGCACATAGGCGTTCGACTGCACCACGTTGCCCTGGCCGTCGAGCAGCGCGATGGTGTAATAGGTGCCGCTGGGCGTGATGGCATCATTGCCCCACAGGAGAGTGGAGAAAGAACCGTTGACGCTCTCGAGGTAGATCGGCCCGACTTTGGCCAGCATAGAAGTGCCGGCGATCTTGGGCAGGATGGGGCCGAAGCCGCAAAGGGCGATCGAAATCTTGCACGGATTCGCTGCGGATCCGATGGGATTGCCGGCGAGATCCTGCAAAAGAGCAGTCAGCGTTATGCCCGGCGCTGCGGCCACTGCGGCCTAATCCAGTCTTGTCCCCTGGTTTTAGGCAAAATTACGTGTAAAACATCATAAGCCCCATGTTGGTTTTAAGGATATGGTTTTGATCGTTGGCAATGTTAATTAGAAACCAACTGGTGAGCGGCTGACTGGCGAACGCCCAGTAGCAGCAGTTTCCAATCGCTTCATCCAGTCCCGGCATGCGGTCGTGGCTGGGTTCCTTGTCCCAGTCGCGGCGGGAAAAATAAATGTCGTCAATGTCGCGCGCCAGGGTCTGAAAGTTGCGGTCGCTGGCGTCGATCGGGGCCGGCCGATGCAAATTGGCGCGGTATTTGTCGGCATTTTCTATAACTTTTATCCAGTCGCCCTCGTGCCATCCCTGGCGCACCCGGTTGCGGATGCACATGGCGATCGCCTTCATCTGGTCCGCGGACGCGCCCGGCCCGGCTTCGCGCGCCGCGAAAATGGCCAGGTAGGCGCGTTGTACGTCATTGATGGTCATTACTGTACGGTTCCCTCCGCGTTTCTCAGCATGGCCAGCTGCTGGAGATACCAGGCCGCGGCTGGGCCGCTGGGCACGGGAAACGCCTTGTGCGCTTCCTTCTCGGTAATCGCCCTAGCGCGGATCATGGTCAAAAGCGCCGTTCGCCAGCCTAAAAACTTGGCCGCATAGACGGCGCCGTAGCGCGTGAAGGTCATAATCATCCACTCGGTCATGGCCGGCCACTGGAGCGTCCCCACGCGCAGGAATTCGGGCTCTTTCAGCTGCTCCTCCGCGCAGAGGTTCATTTGCAGCTGCATGGCCTCCTCGGCCATCTCGCCGGCCAGCCTCACTTTTCTCTCGGCCTCGGCATTCATGTGCAGCCGGCGCAACTGTTTGGCGGTGCGCAGCAGGGCCTCGCCTTCGCTGCGCAGGCGCTGGATCCTGAGGGGCCGGTCATCGATGACCTGTCTGCCGCCGGTCCACCTGGGATTATCCACGTAGAGCCCGATGCGCCCGCTCCTGGCCTCGGGGCTGGTTTTCACCACATGCTCTCCCAGCTTGATTCGTCCGTTGCCTACCACTTTGGCCAGGCGGTCATAGAACTGCATGGGGGTCATAATCCGGCCATAGCGCATCTTTTCGTTCTCGTCGCCCTCCCACCTCCCCTGGCCGTCCCAGCGCTGCGGCCTGGTGGACGCCACGGCCAGTTCCTGCATGGCCAGGTTGCGCTCGAGCGCCGCGTGAGGATCGGGAGGACTATAAACTTCTAGTTTCATCTTCTCGAGCGCCTCGATGACCCGCGGATGCCGGCCAATGAGGTTGAGCATTTCCGTAGAGCGAAACTCTTCCTCGGTGGCCGGCTGGCCGATGGCCACGCCGCTGGTCCCGGCTCCCAGCGCGATGCGCAGGCTGCGCATGGCATCGTCTATCTCGGGATCGGGCTCGGGATCCCACTTGCCTTCATCGATCTCTCGCGCGGCTTTCTTGATTTCCTGATCCGCCCAGTGTTCCTTTGGCTTCGACTTCTGGTGCGGCGGGATCACGATTTCCGGCATCTCTATTTTTTTGTCTGACATCACAGGTGTCCCCTTTCTGAATGATGGTGCGGCCGCGGTTTCCTCCTCCCCCATGCGGCCATCAGTGCATGGAGCCATTTCATCAATGCTTGTGCCTGGATGGCTCCCCTTCTTCGGTAGGAAAAGGCTTTTTGCCACTTTTTGCCTCTTCCGAACCGGACTTCGGATCGTGTTCGGACTTCTGATCGTCCTTGCCTGTCTGATCGGTCTTGCTCGTGGGCACGATGGCCTGCACACCATCGCCGCGCGGGCATGTGTAAACAGTGTCTTTTCCATCCTCGCTGGGGGTGGTCACGCACTTGGCCCCGCAGCGGATGCAATACTCACCGAGAAGTGTTGGCATTCGTTTCCTCCTGTTTAGGTTGTTCGTTTAGTTTTCTGACCATCTGAGCGATGAACGGGCCATAGTTTTCCGGCTTGGCGCCGTACTCGACCGCATAGAGAATGTTTTTCGCGACTTGCGGATTCGAGAGCATGGCGTCCTGCACCCGGCGCGCAATGACCGGGACCGAATGCAGGGCCGCTTCCGCGGTTGCTGCCGCCATGGTCCCGCCGATGAAACCTCCACCGGCCCTGTACGCTCCTATGGCTGCGGTCGTGGCTACCGTATGTCTTAGAACCTTGCCGATCGCGCCCTGGGCCGTCGGTTCGGGTTTGAGGGCCAGCGGCCTCGAGGGCACATTGGGCACGGGTACGCGCGCCGGCCGCTCGGGAGGCGCAGGCGGCTGATATTCCGGTGCCTTGAATTCCGGCGCTTTATAGGGCGCAGGGGGAACGAATTCCGGCGCTTTATATTTGGGCGGCGCCACAAATTCCGGCTTTTGGTACGGTGCAGGGGGAACGTATTGCGGCGGCTCGTAGGGCGCAACCGGCTCCAGATACTTGGCTATGTTGAGAATGGCTTTGTTCATCTGGGCGCGGCCGTTGTTGGTGGACATCTTTTCAAAGACCGACTCGATTGTTCTAAGCCGGTCCTCGCCACCCATGGCTTCCGCGATAGCCGGTCGGCCGTGAGCGATTACCAGCTTCCCTAACTCGGCTGTGCCCACTCTGCCGTTGATCCCGCGCTGTGCCTGGCTCACAGCGCTACCGCCGGGGACGCCCATCAGCGATTTGTCTAATCCCTTGGCGATGTCGCCCATCACGTAGTATTGGCGCCAGCCGGAACGCACCGCAGACACATAATCCGGCCGCACACTTTTAGTTTTGGAAATCAGGTCGTCCAGTTCGCCCAGCTTCTGTTTATAAGCCCGCACCGCCTCCGCATCGAGAGGATCGTTATGCATGTGCGTTTGCGCGGCTGCCACTTCTGCATTAAGATCGCGGAATTTGCCGCCGGTTTCCGAATCGATGGCATCCATCGAATCGTTGAGTGCGGTGCGGAATTCATCGCGCGCCGTGGTGTAATCGCCTACCCGGTTCAAAATTTCATTGGTGTTGATGCTGGTCAGCGGCCGGGTCGTACCGACTACGACCGGCGCCGCCCCGCCAGGCTGGGCCATGGTGACAGGCCGTCCCTGGCCCGCCTCTTCGACGGCGCGCAGATGCGGCTCGATCGCCTGACCCGCGGTTCGGCCGTAGGTCTGAGCAGCTTCGGCGCGCCCCGCTGCTGCTTCGGCCTGGGCCGCGGCCGTGGCTCTCTGGGTAGCCTGTTCTACCCGTTGCGCATGCTCGGCCTGGCCGGCTTCGACCGTGGCCGCATGGGTGGCCTTGGCCTGGCGCACCGTTTCGGCGTGGGCGGCTTCGCCAGCTGCCACTTCCTGCCCGTATGCGGTTCTGGCCTGGCGTACCGTTTCGGCGTGGGCGGCTTCGCCGGCTTCGACCGTGGCCGCGTGAGTGGCTTTGGCCTGGCGCACCTGTTCTGCATGAGTGGCCTTTCCAGCTTCCACTTCCTGGGCGTGGGCGGCCTTGGCCGGCTCCACCACCGTGGCCTCGTGCGCGGCTTCGCCCGCTTTCACCGTAGCCGCGTGGGTGGCCCTGGCTTGCATGTACTGCTCCCGGTTCTGCGCGTTCTGTTCAATGGCCGTTTGTCTGGCTTGCTGGGCCTGGGCAATCTGTTCGTCTGTCACCTGGCGGCCGGCTTTCTGCGCCTGCCGGGCTGCGGCCGCTTCCTGGCCCGCCTCCACGCCTTTGCCGAGAAGTGCGGCGCCGCCGGCCATAACCGGGGCAGCAAGGGCCGTGGTTCCGGCGGTAATCAGGCCCGTTCTGGCCGCCTCTCCAATATCCCCGGTTTTCAAATAGGTCTGCCCAGCCGCTACCGTGCCCTGATTGGCGGAAGCGATGCCAATTTTCATCAACTTGGCCACCAGAGGGTACTTGTCGAGCATCTGCGCCAAGCCGGTGGCGAGTTTGAATTGTTCGGCAAACGGCAGCAGCTTCGCGCTTCTGCCCAGCAATCCCAGCAACTCCTCACCAGAAGCGAATTCCCCCAGGGTCTCTCCGGTTGCGCCCATGCTCTGCTGAATGTTGGTGCTCTTGTGCGCGGCCAGCTGCCCCAATACATCGTTCGGTCCCGGCGGCCCTTCCTGATTAAAGCCGGGCATATATCGCCTCTCGGCCTCCATCATCGATCCCATCCCCATCAGCCGGCGGCCACCTTCTACCGTCCTTGCCAGTTCACCCATCCCGCCCACGGCCTGGTGCATGAGGCTGAAGCCTGGAACCCAGTGCATCCAGTCGGGCTGACTGTCGATCGCCTCCAGCAGCCCATGAAAATCTTTAATTTTAGTTTCTGGCGCCGCGGCCGGCTGCCCGCCCGCGATGGGCGTAACGGGCGCTGGCTGCATAGATGGCGTGGGCGCCGCCCCGTTAAGCGGCCTCACCGTGCCGGGGACGACTGACGGGTTAGCCGTGGGCGCAGGCGATGACGCCGCGCCGTTAAGCGGCCTCACCGTGCCGGGGACGACTTGTAGACTGTCACCATTCATTGCGGTGGCGCCAGGCCCATGTCCTTTCCTTGAGCATCCAGATAATGTTCTTTTCCGTCAGTCATTCGTCCTATGGATACAGCCCCGACAGGAGCTTGCGGCGCCTTGTTCTGAAGCGTGGAATAAACATCCTTGGGGTCGATCCCGAAATGCTGCAAAGCGTTCACACCCTCCTGACTCAACAGATCCGGCACATGCTTGCCTATGGTTCGCGAGTATTTGAAGTCTGAGGACCGCAGGCGCACCGCGGCTGTATTCGCCATGGCCTTCATCACCGCCTGGCCCACGCCCAAGCTCACGTTTTCATCGAGCAGCTTCTGCCCTTCCTTGATGTCCTCGACCGTCAGGGCATGGTTGTTTTTAATTGAGGTTTCCCATTCGTTGCGCAGGGTCTTGAATTTCACCACAGCCGCCTGTATGTCAGCCGCGCGGTCCCCTCCCGTCATGGTTTCTAGTTTGTTGAGAGGAATGTTCAGCAGTCTGGCGTCTTTATTGCGCAACCCATTGATCGCTTCCGACGCTTCCTGCGCATGGCCCAGAAACTTATCGAAGCTCTCGAGGCTGTTAGCCTCCTGCCCGTCGGTGTAGTCCTTGAGAAGTCCCTTGCGGTTCTGGTACTCAATCTCTCCCTGTTCCCGGTCATACGGATGACCGGTCTGGGCCAGGGAGAGTTCATCCGCGCGGTGCATCACAGCGTTATAGTTTTTCGCGCGCTTGTTCATCAGGCTCACTGCGGAACGGTGATCAATGAGGGCCTGGGCCTCGGATTCGGTATCGCCTTGCTCGCCAGCGCCCTTGTCGCTCGCGGCATCGGCCTCCATATTGGCTTTGTGCGCCTCGGCCCACGTTTTGGCGGTTTCAGCTTTTTGCTGCTGGAGTTCGCCGGGCAGCATCTTGCTGCGTTTCTCCGTCTCGCTTTGGAGATTTTTCGTTTCGGCGTCTTTCTTTTTGAGATCCGCCTGGTCATTCAGGTATTTCTGTTTTGCGGCCGCCGCCGCGACATTCAGATCGGAGATTTCGCCCGCGGTCTGCCCGTCAGAGCCCTGGTGTTTCTCGATTTCATGGGTCGCGGGATTGAAATAATCAAAAGTCGTACCGGAGGGAACCATCTGTTTGCGCCAATCGGCATTGGGCATTTTCATAAACGTCACGCCCTGGTGGCCCTGCGCGTCGATGGTTGCCACAGGTTCGATGATGTGATTCTTCACGAAATTCTCGGCCAGGTTGGGATCGAGATGAAGGACTCCCGCCAGATCGCCGGGATGCTGCGCGACTCCCATGAATTCGCCGCCCATTCGGTGAAGGAATTCGATGTGATCCTGCGCGGCTTTGGCATCTTCCTCGTTCGCTGTGGTCTGAAGCCGCGCGGCCCTCCAGGCCTCCTCCATGGTTTTCATGCGCAGCATGGTCATGTTGGCGCGGTCGAGCATGTCGGTCTGAGCCTGTTTGTTTAGTTCCTCTTCGCGTGTCTTGTCCTGTTCGGCGGCCTGCTCCCCGACTTGTACGCCCGCCAGCGCGGCTTTGCCCATGTTGCCGGCGCCGCGGCCCGCGGCCAGACCTGCGGCCGCGCCTTTGAACATGCCGGCGCCGATTCGCGCCCACTGCTGGCCGCGGGAGAGATTGGGGTGATACACAAACTCGTTGCCGTCCTGATCGTGAAAGAGTTCCGGCCGGGTCGTTCCGGTCAGCGCATCCGCGATCTTGTCCATCACGCCCAGCAATCCGCCGCGCGAAGGACGCAGCACCAGCGGAACCTGGCCGCCGATGTAGGGATTCGCGGCTGCCGTGGAGGCGGGCTCGAGCCCCGCGGCCGCGGCTTGGTTGGGCGCCTGCGCCCTGGCCAGAGCCTGCTGCGCGGCTCCGTTGGCCGCGCCCGGCGGCTGCATCGGGCTGGGCGGCGCCGCGGCCTTGCCGGCATCCATCCAGCTGTTGGGGTCGGGGATCGGATTAGGATCTGGCATTGCTTACCCCCACTTGTTGATTCCTGCCCCGGTAGCCATTCCCCCGATAGTTCCTGCGGCGCCAATGGCTGCATTGATCCAACTGTTCTGCTCCTGCGCGATCTGATTGGCCGTGGTCGAGGCTGCGCTCCCCGCGCCGGTCGCCTGCTGCTCGTAGCCCAGCGGGTTCATGCCCGCGGCGATGTCCATGAGGCCGGTGCCGGCCTGCTGCCAGTTCGCGCGGCCCTGCGCGTAGTTGGCCTGGGTGACTCCCAATTCCTCGCGCGTCTTTTCCTGCGCAGAACTAAGCGCGGTATTAAGTTTTAGCTGGTCGGCGGCACCCGAACGCATCCCCGGTATTCCGCCTTGCGCGGCGATCTGCTGGTTCACCGCGCGCGCCGCATTGGCATAGTTCTGGCCGGTCCCCTCGATGATCTGCGTCTCGAATGCCTCTTTCTCGGCGGGCGCAAATCCTTCCTGCGAAGGACCCAGCGCGAAGATGCTTCCCAGCTGGTTGGCCATCGGCCCATAGATCGCCTGTTGATGGCCGTACTCTTCCTGCATCATCTCGCGCGCCTGCTGGTAGGCGGCCATCTGTTCGCCCTGGATCGTATTTTGCTCTCCGGTTGCACCGCACATGGCTACATTTGCCTTTCCACAAGTTTTTGGGATTCTCGTGAGGCTGAGAGTCGTTTTCTGAGCAACGGCCCGTCCTGAACGAAATCCAGCCGGTTCACGCAGAAGACAATGAGATCGTCGCTGAAAGAATCGAAATAAATCTCCTTGACGCCGGTTGCAAAGAGGATCCCCTCCAGCCACTTCAGACCCACAATCAGGCCCAGAGCAACGCGCCCGCGGAGCCGCCTGCGCTCCTGCGCATTGGCCGGCCTGGGCGGAAACTGAATGTGCATCTCCATCGAGCGGGGAGAGATCAGGACGCCTTTCCAGAAAAACACCGGCCCGTCTTTGTCGTAGAGGATGTAGCTGTCGCAATGCTGGCCCTGCTCGATCCAGAACGAAGGCTGCACCGTGTTGTGCCAGGGATCCGCCTCGGTCCACTGTTTAGCCAGAAGCGCATCGGTGGCGATGGCGCCCGCCGGCCGCAGGGTGAACTCCGAAAATCGGAATGTGCCTCTGGCGCTCATATTGCAACCCTCCCCGTGGGAATGGTGCTGCGCCCATAAAACTGGCGCAGCGCCGCATCGGGCGTGGAGAAGATCGAAGGCAGGGAACTGATCATTCTCGGATGGCGCCCGATATAGGGCGGATGCGGCGTGGGCATAGCCGGGGCGCTTGGCGGGCTGGCCGGCGTCACCACCCCGCCCCCCGCGCGCACATGAGTAGCCGATATGTCAGTGGATCGACTTTCCAGGCTCGGCATTTTGCTCCTCCTCCGAAAGACTCTTTCGCAAGGCTTCGCCCACATCGGGCGCCCGCGGTTCAATGCGCTCAATGCGGCATTCCAGCTTTGCCTGGCAGATCGCGCAGCGGCCGATAGGCGAACCAGGCCCCGGCGGAAATTTGTAGAGCGATGATGTGCCGCTGATCAGCGCCTGCAAGGCTTCGATCATGGCTAAATTGTCGGTCGGCTTGAAGTACAGTATTTTTCCGTGGTTCTCGTCGGCCGTGCATTGCACTCGCAGCCGTATTTCATCGCTGGATCGTTTTTGTCCCCGTGGCATTACTGTTGTCTCCGTTCTTTGAAGTGAGCCCCGAAAATTCCGAACTTGAGCAGCTCGTCGGCCACCAGCTGGCTGCCATAGTCGATTTTCAGTTGAAAGTGTTCACACTTGGGCGTCTCGGCCGTCGATGACGCCCGGTAACGATCGCTGTAGGTGGTGATCGAAGGTTCCAGATTGGGAGGATCCTCGTGGTGCCCGTCATCGAGCGAGAGGGTATCCCACGCGGTAGTGCGTCCTTCGACCGTGACGCCGGCCGCGATTTCATCGAGCAGCAGGCTTACAATTGGCCGTGCGCCTACCGCCATACTCTTGATTGCGACATGGACGATTTCGGCCACTTCGCCGGTTTCGCACAATCCGATGGATCCCTTGACATCCCAGGATGGATAGCCGGCATAGGCGCCGGCCGTCCAGTCGCCGCTCACCGCATCGTCGCGCATGAGAATCGGCCCGCTCGTTTGCGGCCCCATCAGCAGCTGGAACGTGCCCGGCGAAACTTCCACCGATTGCACCGCGCTGGTGCCGCCCACGATCGCGGCGCGCGGGCTCCACAGGGAGCCCGACTCGGGCGGCGCAATCGGGCTCCAGCGGAACCATCCCACCGTACCATCGGCCACATAGAGGCCCGTATCGGGCGAGTTCTGCTCGTGCCAGGTGACATAGGAATTCGCCGGATTATAAAGCGCCGCAGTCGTCCCGCCCGTGGTGACGAGCTTGAACTGGTCCCCGATCGAAAAGCCGATTTCAATCTCCCCGTTGCCGGGATCGAAACTAAAAACTTTAGATCGGTTGGAGAATCCGTAGACGGTCGAGCCCCGCATGCAAAAACAGTCATAGGAGAGGATGCCCACGCCCTCCATGAACATCTTGGGCGGCAGGAATGGATTGTTCGAGGTTCCCTCGCCCAGAATCACGTAAGTGTTCGCCACGCAGGCCACGATCAGCCCGCCGTTCTGCATGGTGACGGATTTCAGCCGGGTCGGCTGCTCGGGCAATTGGAAATAATTCAGCGGCGGGAAAGAAGTGTTGCCGTTGCCTACAACCGTATCCGGTCCTCCGCTGTAGATCACATCGGATCCGTCGATCATAAAAATCCGGCCGCAGTGGTACTCGGGCGCCACGGCCGTCGAGGGTGGGGGCGTGGCCAGCGATGAAGTGTTGGCCGAACCGGGCGCGGCCATCGCGGTATTAAGAGCGCTGTCGGGCGTGGTGTCGGTATAGATCCACGTTTGCCCGGTGCCGGGATTGGGAAACTGATCGACGTAGTAAAGCGTCGAGCCGCCGGCCGCGGTGCGCCACAGGACGATGGAATCGTAGGGCGGATTGGGCATCCCCGACCCCTGAATCACCGGGTGCATGTTGGGCGCGAGAACTACCGGCTGCGAGAGCGGAGAAGGATTGGTGATCTCCCCGGTGATCGAGTTCAGGCCGGAATAGGCCCAGTACCATGCGGTCGTGTTTCCCGCCGAATAGGGACCGTTGTTCAGCCAGGTGGCCGTGTTGTCGCCCGTGAGCCCGCCTTTATTCGTATTCCAGACAATCGCAGACGCGCTGGATTTGCCGATTTTCTGAATGGCTTCAAGGTTTCCGCTTGAATCCAGAATGGTCGTATCCAGCGAAAGCAGCTGGTTCGATCCCGGCCAGCCCGGCGGGCTATCTCCTTGGTTCACCCACGTTACCGGCGATCCGGTCGGTTCCTTCGTGATCGTCCCCAAACCGTTGGTCCAGTTCGGCGTTATGTTGCTGCTGACTCCTCCCGCAGTGCATTTGAAAAGCGATGTGACCAGCGGACTGGGGCCGCTGGGCGTGGCATAGTTGTAGCTCACCACAACGAAGTCGCCCACGGCATGAGTCGCGCCCCCGACCCAGTTTCCCGATCCCATGCATTTCCATTGCGCATTTGAGCCGGTGCCTGTCGTCTCGGTGGTGATGCCCCCTGGAGTGGTACTCCACGATGGAGCGCTGGAGCCTGTTTGTATCGGTGCGGACGGGCCGATGAGCAGCTGCAACTGCCCCGCGCCGTAAATCACGAAAGATGGCGCATACCACGTATTGGGCGCCCAGTTGTTAAAAAGCGCAGCGGCGGCTGTCTGAACCACGGTGGGCGCAGTCGTCGGCCCGGCCCCGCCCATGCTCTGCACCGCGCCGCCGCGGCATTCCCACTGTTGTCCCCCGTCCACAGTGATTGCGCCGATCCCCGTCTGCCATGTCGGTGGAGAATTGCTGTTGACTCCGCTCCCGGTGGTGACGGTCCCCGTCTCGGAACTAAGAGCCAGATTGGCATGAGTGAAGGCGAAGAAAAATTGCAGGCTGCCGCCAATGGCGGGGATGGTCTGGGTTGTGCCATTGAGCGCCGGCAGAGTGGTAAGCCCGCTGAAGGTGAGCTGAACACCGGGCGCGATCTGGATGCCCGCGCCGGGTGCGAGAAATACCGTGCAGACGTTACTCTGCACCGTGATGGAAGCGATGGTCCCGGTCTGCGAACCGATGGACATCTGGATGTTCCCGTTGGGATCGATAATGTAATCGCCTGGCGTCCACTGTTTGTTCGCGGTCCAGCCCTCCGCGCTCGTCACCATCTGATGCGTCTGGACTCCATCGCCGGCATAGAGAACGTTCCCCACGCCCAGAAATGTGGTCTTGCCGGCCGCAGGATCCTTCGTCCAGAGAATCTGATTGGTGTTCGGCCCGGTGACATCGCGCACCGTGCCGGCGCCGGGCGCGGGACTGCCCGTGAATCCCCAGGCGAACCAACGCCCTGTGCTTGAGGTCGAACTTTCAACGATAAAATCGACGGTTGCGTATGCAGCGTTCGTAAAAAAACTCGCGGCGGCGCTGATACCAACCTGTGTCCAGGCGTAGTTATTCGGTACGGCAGAACTTTGATTGCTGCCCAGATAAGTATTGCTTGCATCGTAAAAATTGATGCGCAACACTGCCGTGCCGCTTGCCCCATGTTCCCCCAGCCCCCAGCAACTGGCGGCAATCACCGTTCCGGTGGTGCAGGGGATATGCTGAAGATTTACAACTGCGCCCGAACCCGGACCCACAAACATCGCACAATACCCCACCCCAGGTGGTACAGGCAGGCCAGCATAGGTATAAGACCATCCAGGCTCATAGTTCCACCCGCCGGAACCGTTGGCGAAGTTCGGATTTTGCAGCTGATTGGCGAAGCCTTGGCAGTCGGCAATGACGCGAATATTCTCCCCATTCGCGCCGAATTGGCGGAATGGATAAAAACGGTTGATGGGCGGAAGGACCTGGCTGTTGTAGACGCTCGAGCCTGGCCGGCGTATATCGGTGAGCCGCGCGCTGATCTCGCGGTTGATCCCGTCGATCATCGAATCAAAGCGCGAGGCGGAATAAAACTTTCTATAGAGATAAGGAACATCCGCATCGCGCAGCGGGCTGCGCTGGGTCCACATGCCCGTGAACTGCTCGTCCATCGCCAGGGCCACGTACTCGCTCGGTTCTACGGTCGCGCCGGCTTGGGCTAACGGACTCGGCATGGTTCTCCTAGCGTGACATCACCTTAACATCATTGCATGCGCCCGCTTGCGGCCCCTTGCGTTATGGACTGGGCGCGCTGCGCGGTGCGGATAAACTCGTTCCACTGGCCCATGAAAATGATTTTTGCCTGTTCGCTCAATCCATCCTGGCGGGACAATAAGTGCGCCACGAACTGTCTTTCAAAGATGGGAAAGCGCGCATCGTTGACCAGCAGCGAAGCCCAGGTAAGCATGCCCTCGAAAAACAGGTCCGCGTTCTCATCCGAGATGGTGCCCAGCGGCTGCGCGGCGCCGGTCACAAGCGGCGCCTTCTGTTGATAGTCCAGATATGCGCTGTAGGCCTGGTCGGGGACGGAATCGAACCGAAACGTGATGTTGCCGGCATTGTCGTCGTACTGCGGGCAAATCTTGGTAGGCAGTTTCGAGGTGCCGATCTTCGGCAGCGTGATCTCGCCGCCCAGCTGATGGATCTTCCCGTTGCCGTCTACCAGCCATTGCGTATCCAGGCGCCCGAACGTAGGCACGTTCACCTGATAGTCGGTGCCGCCCGCAGTCGAGATGCTGATTACGGTGGTGGTGCGGTTCGCGCGCCACGAGAACGGCGGCCCCAATACCACGTTCAAAACGATCTGCGCCGCCCCCAGCGCAGGCTGCTGGTTGTTCACGTAGAGCGACTGCTGCTTGATATAAGCGCGCGTGAACGTGATGCCATCCTGCACTGTAAAACTCATCGCCATGGCTTACACCGGCATGTCCGCGGTATGCGGACCCTTCCATCCCCAGCGGCTTTCGACCACGCTCGTTTCGGGGATCAGGCGATAAGCATTGGGTTCCTTGCCGCCCTGCTGAATCATGGTGCCCATGGCTTTCAGCCAGAGCGGGTAGTTCTCCAGCCCTTCCTTTTTGACCGCGGGGTTGGTCGACGCCATCTTGCAGGCCCACTCCAGGCCGGTCTGAAAATGGCGCGCGAAACTGTCGGGGATCGGCGTCAAAAGCTGCTGGAAGGTGGTGAAGATCGGCGGGGTCAGCTGATAGCTGGCCGTGAGCTGAAAAGTGGGGCCCGCGCCGTTGGGCAAAAAATCGACGCGGAATCCCTGGCTCGTCCCGCTGACCACAGACCACACGCACGAGCCATCCGGCACGGTGGTCCCTTCAGGTGCCGCCGCGGCCGCGGCCGGCGCAGTCAGGCCTGTGCGTCCAAAAGTCGAGAGGATCAGGTAATTGCCATTGGAATCTATAAAGTTTAGTAAGGGATTCTGCCCGGCCGGCGCGGTCGGCCCCAGGAGAGGGTAGATCGTGACAAGCGCGCCCGGCCAGGTGCCCCAGCTCATTTCCGCGTTGTACATCCAGCAAATGCGCGTCGGCCGCCAGCGGGCAATCGATGTGCGCGTGAGCTGGCGAACCCAGGTGATGCTGCCGTCCCAATTGAGCGGCTTGGGAATGGTGGTGTTGTTGACATCGAGGATGTCGCAATCCTCGCCCCATTCGATCAGGCCGCCGGCCTGCGCCGGCTGCGGATAGTCCTGCTGCCAGCTGTTGGTGTAAACCGGCCACGCAACCGCGCGGTTGAATTTCCAGTTGAAGCGCTCGGTGATCAGGTCCGCCATGACGCGCGTGGCCAGGTCCAGCGCCAGGTCGTCGCCGTAGCCGCCGCCCTGCGCCCGCGGGTCTGGAATTCCCTGCGCGGCAATCACGTTATAGACAGCCTGGAGCGTCTTGGTACTGACCGCCATGCGCTACCCCTTCTTGTTCTTCGCTTTGCCGGCCTTGCTCATGGCGATCGCTATCGCCTGCTTTCTGGGCTTGCCTGCGGCCATCTCCGTCTTGATGTTCTGCGAGACTGCTCCTTTGCTCTTTCCTTTTACGAGCGGCATCTCTGCTACACTCCTTTCCATTCGGTGGGGATCAACCTTGGTCGGCTGCCCCCACAACAACGAAGCCCGGCATGGGGGGGACAATTCCCAGCCGGGCCTCGCTGGCCGCCAGCACTGGAAGGTTCCAGCGAGGGCCGCTTGTTTCGGCTAGATCCCCAGCCGAATTCCTTTGCGATTGTCCAGGCCCTGCGCGTAGGAATCGCACGGTGCCGGCATCTGCACCTGATTCCCGTCCCCGTCCAGAAAGCGAAACGTCTTGCCGCAATGCATGGGCTGCGCGGCTTCCTCGGTCAGCTTGTCGCGCGCCTCCGCAGACAGCGCCTCAAACTCGGCAACCTCCTGCTGGTATCTGGCCACGCGCGCCTCGGCCGCCTCCTTGCTCTCGCCGCGGCGCTGCCGGCGGGCGCCATTGCCGGGAAAAGGCGAAAAGACGCGCATGGGACAGATCGAACACATGATCAATACCCGCTCGTCGGGAAGAATCACGGTGGTCAGTGCGCTCGGACCCTTGCCGCCGGTGGGATTGCCGAAACTCCCGCCCTGGCGATGGGTGCAGCCTTTGGCCTGGCTGGCGCGCTCGTTGATGTCCATCTTCAGTTGCTTCTGGCGTTGCGCGTTGCGCCGCGACAGTTCTTCTTTCTGGTTCTTCCAGGCCTCCACGGATTCGCGCGTCTGCTCGAGCTGCATCTCGGCCTGCTCGAGTTGCACCTGGGCAAGTTTGGCTTGTACTTCTTCCAGCTTGGGCATCATCCCCTCGCAAACTAAGTTTTTTTAGTTTGGAAAAAATGGAAGGGGGAATAATAATCGGCGGAAAACCCCCTTCCCAAAGAATCAGGTGGTCTGCGGAACCGCGACCGCGATACGCGCGCGGCTCACGCCGGCCGGATCGGGCGGAAGGCCCACGCCCAGAATGGCGTTGTACCCGGTCCCGGCCATGATGAGTCCGTTGGGGTCGTATGCCGTTTTGGCAACGTACTCGCCGGCCCAGAGGTTGATGTTGTGCCACTCCGGATCGAGCTTTGTATGTCTCTTGTTGGGGAAGTTGATGAACACGATCGCATCCGCGCCCGCCAGGTACGTGGATACGCCCGTGAGCGCCGACCCCTGCCAGTTCGCATAGGTGGTCTGGTTGGTGGACTGGCGCCAGCGCGCACCCAACAGCTCGAGGATCCGCACCGGCTGCTGGCCCTCGGCCGTGTCGGTCAGAGCTTCCAGTCTCACCTGGCCGGCATCGGTTCTCTTCCAGATGTCCACTACTGAGTTGTTGGTCTGGTCAAGTGCTAAATCGCCAACAAAAAATGGATGTATAGAGCCGTTGTAGGCTCCCGATTTCATCGGCAGAACGGTCGCGCCCAGCAAGGACTGCGGCATCTGTTCGATGATCGCCGTGGTCATCTTGTAGGGCGTGGTCAGCGCATCCTGATTGGTGGTGCGGGTGTCGTAGGTGCGCAGATAGTCGAGCATGTACATCACCAGGTCATCGACCGTCAGACCCAGCTGGTAGGCCATGATCTTGCGGTTCTCCTCGAGGTCGTTGGAGATGCTCGTCATAAATGCGAGATCGGAAATGTTGTTGTAGTTGGCCCACTGGCCCACAACGATGTCGCGGAAATTCACGGCGATCGATTCGGGCGAATTGATGGTGCCCTCAAGCTGTTGGGTAAGATCCGCGGGCAGGGGAACCGCCATGAAGTTGCGGAAGGTCATGCCCGACTTTTCCGGCAGATCCATGTGGGTGACCAGCAACAGCTTGTTCAGGAACATGTACAGCCACTGCATGAACACGCGGTTGTAATGCACCGTGAGCCGCGCCTGCGGCATGTTCGCGGTGGTCTGCGCCGCGGGGCTTGGGCCGTCGCACAATGCGGCCGCGGCCGCGGCCTGCGCCGCCATGTGCAGCGCCAGGGATCCCGTGACCACGATGGCGCCGCCGATGGCTGCCAGCAGTTGCAGCACGGGCAGGAACACATAGCGCACAAGCCACAACGAGAGTCTGACTTGGGTTCGCATGGGAGCCGTCTCCTTTGCCCTAAGCGCTAGCTTGGGCGGATGAGCCGAAGTAGGCTTCGCAGGCGTCCGCGTAATCGCGATCGTTCAATTCGATCAACCGTCGCGATTTTGACAGCGGCATGGTGCGAATTTCTTCCTCGGTATATTTCAGCGATCGCGCGGGTGGTTGCGGACGGAACGCGGTAGAACGCGCGCTCGTCGCAAAGCGCGGCCTCGGCCTCTCGGCTGGCGCTGAACGCTGACTCTCATCAGGAAACGCTGGGGAGGGTTGGTGGTTTGTGGTTTGCGCCGCCTCGAACAGATCGCCGCGGGCGCTGAGATTATGAAAGGCTTGCGTAAGATGATCCGCGCTCACCCTGGCCAGGCCGCCGGCCTGCGTGGCGGCCTCCTGAGCCACCAGGCGCCGGTTGCCGTTATGAGGGAAGAATTCAGGGTGGTCGGTTTCCCACTGCTGGGCCACGGCCGCAAAGTTCTGGAGGACAATCTGCTGCGGATTGATGCCCGTTTCGCTCTCGAAAAGAGTGGCCACGGCCGCGCCGGATTTGGCAGGGTTGGCGAGATCGGCCGTAGCCACCATGATTTCATCCGGCCCGATGCGGCGCGCAGGCGATGGGGGCTCTGCGTGAGGGCTGGATGAACGGCGCGCAATCGCCAACTGGGCGTTGGCGTTTTGCATCGCCAATTTATGCATCACTTCATCCTGGCTCTTGCCGTAGGTGGGAATGGGATGGGTGCCGTCCTCGAGATCGGTGATAAAGCAGAACGTGCCCGGCTCGACCGGCTGACCATTGGGGCGCGTATCTGACCAAAATGCCCGCATTATTCGTGTCCCCGTTCCGCGGCGTCACTGTCCAGCGATGCGATCGCCTGGGCAGTCATACCCTCAATCTCCAGGCAGATGCGCCGATAAATCGCCACGTAGGCCCAGACATGAGCAATCTCCGCGGCTCTGCCCAGCGGATTGTTCTGGGAATCCATTTTCGCCTCTTCGATCCTGCGATGGAGGTTCCTGCGGAGCAGTTTCATAAGAGTAGTAACCCCCCCGCCGGCCTGCGCTTCCTTGAGCGCCAGGCATTCCTCGCGGGAAAGCGGCTTGTCGTCGTCGCCGGTCGGCGCCGGCCGCGGGCCGAAAGCCTCCAGCAGCGCCTCGAGGCCGGCCGGTCCCGCGGACTCCCCGCGGCGCAGCGCGGCCAGCTCCTCCGTCAAAGGCTGGCCGGCCAGGTATCTCTCGAAATTGGCCTTCGCGTTACCCATGGGAAAACTAAAACTAAAAAGGGAACTAAAAACGAAAAACTAAAAAACCTAGTACCGAAATCCCGATCAAGACGGTACTACTCAGCTTCCTTCGCCGCATCTCTCGCCGCTTGCCAATAAATAGCTGCGTCAGCAAGTTGCTTTTCCATCTTTAGCAATTCTTCTCTGGCGTACTTTACATTCGAAGTAGCAATCGACAACCCCGCCTCGTGTTCTCTCAAGTGCCGTTTCCACGCATCTTTGAGGCTGAGAAAATGCGTATTCTCGAATATCTTGTCACTGTTTTCGTCGTGGTGCGGGTAGGACGGAATCTCAGCCATGACTTCGATGGGGGCTGGGTTTCCATAGACCGATTTGTACATCTTCGTCAGGGTTTTCATGCCTTCCCTCGTACTACTGTTGTGCCTGCGCCGACACTACTGCGGCTGGATCACGCCCTGCTGCAAGTTGGTCATGTCGGTATTGCGCTCGAGCCTGGCCTCGGCCAGCTCCAGGGGGACGGCGCCTTGTACGTGATCCATGGCCTTTTC